TGTTCAGTCAAATCTGACTGTAGTCCGGCGTGATATATAGGAGACCCAGTGGAATCTATACTACTTAATTTGTAGTTCCCTGCTTCCCCATTGAGCGGAATGTACTCAGTAAACTATCCAGAATAGGAGTTTTTGTTCATTATTCTGTATGTTGCAGCAACCCCTTGATTATCATAAAAGTCTATCGCTACTTCAGCTACTCCCTTATTAGACTCTGGATAAACTTCTAATCCAAGCGTTAAAGTTCCTATATTTTCAGTATTATAATATTTCCAGTTGGTTAGCTTTATTTCTCCAGTACCTATTTTACTGAAATCTATATAACCGTCCTAAGTTAATTCCTCTAGTAAACCATAGGGCATAGCTGGGGTTATACTATAATGATATATTAAATTAGATATATCTGGATAAAAAATTAATTCCTCCCCATTAGATGAAGTAAATTTCTACATAAAAGGTATGTAAAAAGAAGTAAAGTACTTGTATATAGAAGTTTTGAAATAATTATTTACTATATCGTCAGACATATCTGTCTAATATATTTTTTCGTAAACTCCTTTTCTCACAGCAGTATAATACTATCCATCTTCCTAATGATGGGCATTTACATAATACTTGCTAATAGGCTATCCATTAATATCTTTAGATACCGTTAACTTAGATAATACCTAGTCTTTATATGCAGGCTAAGAGTCTTTCAAATGTTCTATAGCGATTTGTTCGTTAGCTTCATAACTTCCAGAATTTATAAACTCTTCAAAGGTTCCAGAATAATCTTCTGGCTAATATACTCGCCCCAATTCACTGTACCAATAACTCTACTATATGTTTCCGTTTTTATCATAAAATGCTTTTGGCTACTCTTCAATACTCCAAAAGTCATTGATAGATTTTCCATTATTGTAATCGATACTATAGCTAGTATCTGTATCCTATTTATAGGGAAACCATTTTCCTGCATCAGCTTCGTTCTTACCAGACCACTAAGATTTAGTTAAAACTATGTATTTTGGATTAATATTGAAATTGTCTGCGTTCCAGCCTATACTCCAATAGACATTATAATTTTTTCCTATTGTCTAAGTATCCTCAGAGTAAGTGCTACTAGAGGCAGCATATATATCATAAGTACAGCTAAAAGAGTTTATTTTCTCTAATTCTATTAATAAAGCTAATTTTCCTGACACTTTAGACTAAAATACAGAGTAGCCAGAACTAACTAACGACCTATATTTATCTAAATCAGGAGTAGCTTCACCGTTGGTGCCATTAGCTATAAAAAAATTATCATACCATCTAACTGTTGAATCTAAATAATTAATTTTTCCAGAATCTTCTATAGCAACAACGTGTATTTTCAATAATTTTGGAAATGTTCCATATATATTAGAGGTATTACCGTAATCAGTAATACTATTTTTGTTTTCTTCTAAATTAGAGCTACTTATTATATATTTGTCTCCTGGATTTAACTCTTTTTTATATAAAATTTTCTTACAAGATGATGCTACTAATCTTCCAGTAGGTCCACTGTCTGATAGTTCCTAAAAGTCTGAAGACTTTAAATTTGTCTACAGTTCGCCTATTTCCTAGCTACTTATATTTCTTTCTGGGCTTGGGAAACAACCAATCTGAGATTTGTTAGTAATTGGGTTATAAGATACTATATAAATAATATCCCCAAATTCACAAGTTCCCACTGGAACATACCCCTCCGGAAGATATGCTGTCTCCACTCTTCCATTACCCATATCATTCTAAAGAGACATCTCGTTCCCATTAAATGTTAACAAGGTAGCATTAAGTGCAGATGTAAGAGTTGTAGCCTATGTATTATCTGGAGCGAAATCCATTACTAATCCTTCTGCGAATGTATTTTTCGCAGTCATAATTGTATTAATCATCGTTTCTCTTGTTTTTGTTATATTTTCTTAAATTATCTGAAATAAATTGATAATTATAATTAGTTAATAATATATCCTAAAATTTTAGAGGTTCTCTAACTAAGATTAGTTCTGCTTTATCTGTAGTTAATTCTTTCTTATATAAACTAATTCCGAAATCAACTGGCATAGGTAATCTGAATATTGCTACTCGGTTACTTTCTGATATATTACACTCATCATATATTTTGTAGAGGATGATCTTAGAAAAGGTAAATCTTTTCTTTGGTCGTCCTCTTTTATTTTTCTAACTCAAATATTCGTTATACTAATTCTAAGTTAATGCAAAGTAATAGTATCCATCCCAAGGGATGTGCTTGCGTTTATACATTATTCGTAATTTAATTCTCATTTTATTTTTGTAGTACTCAAAATACTTTAGAGAATCATTCGTTAACTATCCGCAATAAAACCAAAATCCATTTCTGTTAATTAGAGTATCTCCTCCATAACTATTATGTAAGTATAACGATTTCCATCCGTATTGCAAAATTCTTTTAATATCCGACTTAGGAATATTTGGATATTCTGCACAAATTTGGTCGTAGTAATCCTATATAGTTTTTAGTACCATAACAATTAATACTATTTACCTCTGTTAGTATTATCTACGATTCTCTACTTATCTTTTGCTGATAAGTATATAGGTTTCTCTCTTGGAAGCCTCTTTTCACTCTACATCTCTAGAGTAAGCTAATATCCGCTAAAGTTAGACATTACAAAGTCTATGTCATTCCATTTTCCATTCTTAAATGCCTTCTTAAATTTTTTACCTTCTGTTCTTTTCATATACATATATGCCTATGTCCTAGCCATTCCAGGTAATTTAAAGTGGACATTGTTATCTATAATATCATCTACTACCATCTGAACACTTTTGGCAAATATAGATGCCGCCAAATCTCTTTTATTTCCATCAGAGTATGTTTCCTTACACTAGTCTGAAGTCATTTTCAGTTTTTCTACTGGGAAATTCATAAAAATGTCATGCAAAGAAAAAGCATGACCCATTGCATAATTCTTATTACTCATAATCATAAACAAAAATAGGGAGACAAATTGCCTCCCTATATATTTTACATAGTTGGTTTATAGCTCTTGTTATAAAACTTACGTCCCCAAGAAGCCTATACATTAAGTATTTTATCCATCTCTTCTTGAGATACATATTCTGGAACTCTAGCCGCTAAGCAATGCTGTAGCCACTAGCGCTTCAAGTCCTAAGCCATCTTCAACACATTCTAATTGTTAGTACGTATTGCTTCCTTGTATTTCTATACATAGGCAATATATTCAGCTATTGCGATAGCTTCTTTATCGTTTATTTCGGGAAGACCTTCCTCGTCAAGTAGTATTCCATGATATAGAATATTTACTTTTCCTGCACCTTTATTAACATAAAGTTTATCTCCTACTCTTTTATATTTAACGAACTTACCGCTAACATAAAAGGGATCTAGGAAAGCTTTTCTACTTTCAATGTAATTCTCAGTGTATAAAGACTATATGTCTCCAAACTCTTTCGTATTACTAGTGTAGTCCCAATCCTCTGGACCACAATAGGTTACAGCCTCTATAATGTCTACATTACAAGGTAATTCGACTGACCCATCCTAACAATTTATATCTAATAGTGCTCTATACAGTCTGGTGTTTTTATTTCCAATAAAATTGTATGCCACTAAACCGATTTCCTCTAAATCATCATTATCTCCCTCAATATCGTATAGCGTCTAAGCTAAACTTATAGCATAATGAAAATTATTCTATCCCATATCATCCTCCTGTTACATACTACTAATCATTAGGTAGAGGCTAAGCTGCAACCTATCTATAATAGTATAATTTTTCCTTAGTTAGTTTTTCCTTAACTAGCTAATCAATAAAGCTAGTATTTACATCAGGCCCATTAAGTTCATCAGTATTACAGCAACTGTACTACTTTAGCTATCTTGGGTCTTTGAATACTGCAACTACGGAAACCTGCTACAAGAATGGTGCATTAAATAGAAAACAATCTAACATTCCGTTTGCATTTGGTGCAAAATCAATCCAAACGTAGGGTTTTTTCTAACTTCTTTTTCTATACTTTCTGTTATTAAATTCAGACAACGATGTTACTATCGTAAACTTATTTTGCCTATCAGTAGAACCTATATACTCAATAGCTTGCTTTCCGTACTATGAAATAACTTGTGGTATTTCGAAATGAGCTGTTATAGTATCATCCGCACTTCTCACTCCACATTTACATCTCTCAAGAGACTCACAGTCTACGTCGATGCAGTTAATCGCTATCAATAGGTCTTTGATAGGAAATATTCCTCTGAGAAAATACTAATGTAATATGGATAATCTACAGGCTACTATTTCATCCTATAGCTAGTCCATATTCATAGATAAATTCTAATGATAACCTCTTAGTCCAGATACAACATCATTACGAATTTGGGATGCAAGTTTCTCTATATACATTATTCTTCTGTTTTATCAGGATTAGTCATTATCCTATGTTTGCAAGTAAAGTTATAACATCTTATTCCTTTTAAATAAGTGACTTTAGATTTTAGAGTGGCAATTTCATTACATTTTGCAGATATGGCTTGGGATTTCTCTAACATAATTTTATCCATTTGCTCTCTCAATTCCGATATCTACTTTCTAAAATCGCCTTCAAGCTCATGGTAATCCTTTATGTACTTATCACACGTCTTCTACAAATAATCATACTAGTCTTGTTTGAGGTCCGTTTTTTTCTACTCAACATCGACCATTGAAGATTCGGCTTCAGCTTCTACTTGTTTCTTTTTGCTCTTAAAAGTGCAAATATAAGTAATAACTGCGCCTATACCACCACTGCCTATTACTGCTAAGGCCCATTCTAAAATTGACTGTTCCATACCTTAATTAAAAGAAAAGGCGGAACAGGGTAGTCCCGCCTTTAGTTTATTTAAGCACCTAATTCATCTTCTTCATCTTCGCTTATAGAAGATACAGATTCAGCATCAACGTCTACTACTGTTCCGATAGTAGCTAATGCTGCTTCCCAAGCAGTAATTAGTGTAGAATCATTTTTTACCCAGAACACATGAGTAGTAAAAGAAGTCATTCTTTGTCCTACAGCGTGTAGACCATCATTAGTAGCTGGAGCTTCATACTCTACAATATATTGGTTGTAAATAGCTCCAACGATAGGAGTTTCTACCTGACGGATATGAGTCCATTGGTAGTTTGCAGCAGTCGGAAGTCTCAAGTCTTTAATAATTTGAGAGTAAGTACCGAAGCTATTCTTTCCTCTTTCGTCTAACTTAATATCAGTAGCAGAAGTTTTCGTTGGGTCTAACTCTGCAACTTTTTCTGCATAATCATCATAAGCATCGAATGTGCTAATTTCGATTTTGCGGAATCTCTGATATTCAGTAGCTCCTTCGAGAACAAGTTTGCTGCCAGTTACAGAAACATTAATTAGGTCTTTATCACATAAGAATACATGATTCTTTTTAAGCATATCTGCTACATTTTTGGCAATAGTAGCAGCTTCGTCAGCTTCTTTAACAGTAAATTCAATCCAGAATGGCATACCTTTTTGAACCCAGGGAGTTGAATAAATGTAAGGTTCTGCGCCTTCAACACCCAAATAAATATCGAGTCTACAATATGTTTTTGCTCCTCCTGCTTTTAAAGCAGCTAAAAGAGTAGTATCACCGAAATCAATAGTAGCCTTACAAGGCACTGCCTCATATCCAGCTCTCTTTCTAATAGCTTTTACGCATCCCTTAACGAATACAAAATCTCTTTTAATCTTTAGAGCATCAACTTCTTCTCCGTCGATGTTTGTTTTGTCACTCTTGAAAAGATAGGTATTATCAGTACCTTCCCCGTTCAATTTACTTGAATCTGGATCCAGATTCGAATTGATAATTGTCTAAGTTTGAAAATTTAAACCTGTTGCCATAATTAATTAAAGTTTAATTAGCCTTGTTGAGGGGCTGGTTGCTATTGCCCAGTTGGTCTAGCAATAGATTGAGTCATCTAAATATTGTTACCTAGTCTTGGGTCATTTACACGCTCCATTACTAAGTGTACCAACTCGTTTATAATCTCTTGGTTTACATAATCTGGGAACTCCATAATTTGAGAAGTATCTTCTGTTAAGTCTATTTGCTCTTGAGTTAAGCGAATAAACTGAGGACACTTAACATAATCAATCTGCACTTCTACTAATTGGAACAAACTATCATCCTTACCATATCTAATTTCACAACGAACATTAGAAGTATTTCCAGCTCTCAATGCGATGGGTTTTTCAACTAGAGATACTTGAGTATCTTCTCCATTTACATTAAGCTTAAACGTTCTTTGGAAGTTAGAGTTTTGACTTTCAGGAAAAGTTCCTCCAGCAGTTCCTGCATCAATATCATTCTCTTCCCACTCTCCTCCAGAAGCTGAAGTAACCTGATAAATGCCATTCATATCAGTACCAACTTCTTCTAATCCTGTTCCTGTTTCCACAGAAGTTCTAGGGTCGGTAGGTAATACCTACTATTGGTTAAGATTGTGGACATAATAGTACGGACGCATAGGCGAAGGTCTATTATAAATGTCTGTAATGATTTGACTCCAAGAATCGGCAGTTAATCTTGTTGCAGGGATTTCAATATATGAGCCTGCATCCCAGCAATCTTTTTGTTTAGCAACATAATAAATGCAAACACAATTCAACATATGTAAGTAGTCAATAGGCATATACACTTCATACGTAGCACCGTGTAGAGATTGAATTGAGCGATGGGCTTTACTTAAATAAGATGAAGCCTAACCAGTGTATCCTCCTTCTGGAGAATCCTAGTTACCAGTAACTGCTTTTGTGTTCTAAATAGCACTATCTTTTGCAGCTCCAGACGCTCTTCCTGCAAGTTCTACCTTGTGAGGAGTCAAGAAAGTCGTAGACTTCAAGACTCTCAAATCATCAGTAGTTTGCTAGTTAATATCGTACACGTTGTATACCTTATTAATATACTAGTTTATAGCTTTATTAAATAAATAGTTAAATTCATAAAGCTTAAGTGAAGGTGCTTGAATTTTACTAAGTTCTATTAGTGTAGCTTCAAAAACCTGTCTTGCGGTCATTTCGCATTATATTAAAATATTGATAATTAATCTTCAAACACGTCTTGATATGTGTCTTTTCTGATTAAGGCTAGGGTTTTACTATTTCTAGATAATTTCATCCATTCAATTACTGCATTATCAGTAGCACCTAATGCAACTTTACCATCTTCTCCATAAACGAAGAGTCCGTCTTTTTTAACGATAACTCCTTTTTCACGAGCTTCTATAAATAACATACGAAGTTGAATATCTCCACCAGTATAGCAGTTGATAATCTTTTCCGGAGTTTTCTCAGCTATAGATAATAGGTAATCTTCAACATCAGCATTTGGCTGATTTTTCATATCTCTACCTAAAACTTTAGCTACAAGCAATCTTCCTTCATATCCGCGTTCGTCATTCATAATATAATTAGAAGCTTCTACAATAAGTTTACGTCTAGTAACTCTACGTTGAGCTTCAAATCCAGGTCTATCTACGTAAAGCTCAGCAGTACCGTATCTAGGTCTTTTTGACCTTGGGTCTACTGTTCCGTCGATTAGATAATCACCCTTCTCATTTTTCGCAAATCTGTCAGGAGCGATTAAGTCACAATTTTTAATTGCCTCCCAAACAGCTCTATCATAGACATCATCTAGATTGAAAGTCTTACCATCTTCTATTACAAATAACTCAGTCTCTGGAATATATGCAGCTAGTCCTTTTGATTCATTTTCAATTTCTTCTGGGGTGAGAATAATATCTCCTTGGGAGTTTACTCTCTTTACACAATCTGCGTATCTACCACGAGCATCCTTTTGTGGTTGTATGTAATATTTTTGTCCGACTTTACCAAATACACTTCTTAATACAACGATGTTACTTTTTAAATCTCCATCTTGTACTTCATTAACCTTTTTTGCCATAATTCATATTCATATTTTAAAGAATTAGGTGGGGAAGCACCTCGTTCCCCACCGTATCTATTTTATTTTTATTTATCTTACTTATTACTCTTTACAACGAAGAATAAATGAACGATATGGATTAAATACTGCAATACCAGCATATCCATGGATAGTCATCATACCTCCAGCAACAGGAGTTGAAACAACACCACTGTCACCACCTGAGCGACCACCTACACCAAGTACTTCGTTAAAGATGTAGTCTTTTCCTTTCAGAGAATACATAGCTACAGGAGGTTGAGTAGAAGTCTTACCAGTTGTAAGGTCAATACATAGAGCGTATGGTTCTAAGAACTCTCTACTTAATGTTCTATCAACTTTAAATGATACAACATTTCCACCCCATTCGTAAGCGTCAAATGTAGCACCTACTTTGATGTATTTTCCTTCTCCACCTCTAGACCACAAGTAAGCACCATCAGTCTTACGAGTAGATAGATAATCTCCAAGAACTCTCTGTACAATTCCCCACATTCTTTCGTTTACCACGAATACAAAGTGATTACCAGTAGGTTTCTCAGCCTTTTCTACCATAGTAGAGATAATTGTGTGGAATGTGTTAATAGTTACTCTATTAGCAGCATACTTAGAAGCAAATCTTTCGATTTGAGGAATCATACCGTCACCAATAGGAATTGGACGTCCAGTACCTCTATCAGAGATAGTAGCTTTACCGTCTACTCCGATGTTTCCTTTAGCTAATAGAATCATATTTTCACGAGCATATAAGAAGTTTTCAATTAAGTTCTTCTTCATAGGCTCAAGTTTGTAAATCTTTTCAGTTAAGCATCCTTGATTTTCGCCTTTACCAACCTTAATGAAAGTATCTTCCATTAATGCATATTTAGAAGAGTAGCTATCGTCAACACGAATAGTTGTCATATAGTTTCTCATCTTTTCAACGTTAGATTGATACTTAACGAAACCAGTATCATGCAATTCTGGCTTAGCATTACCAATGAAACGAGTTGTATCACCAATTTGACATCCATCCTTATCCAGGATTGATGAGTAGTCATCATCAATAAGTCTTACCATTACAGACCACATATTGTCTGCTTTTCTAGTAGGACGAGATACAACAAAACATTGCTATCCAGTTTTTTCAATTTTGAAAATTTCGTGTAATTGATAATAGTTTTCTGGGAAAATCATTTCAATTTCTGAGCCATCAGCTCCATCTTCAACAGGCACTGCTGCGAAGGGGATTCTCTTAATATAATTAGTTTCTACTTCCCATTCGAAATAAGTAGAATCAATATTCTGGAATCCAGTAGCTTTCTTGGTATCTCCGTAGAAAATATTTCTTAGAGCTTCTGTCAAGAAAGTTGCAGTAAGTTCCGGATAAAGACGAGATACAACGCCTAAACGGTGAGGTCTTTCTCCCAAGAATTTACTAAAATCTTCATAAGTTCTAGTGTCACCCATCGTTGGGCGATTAGTTACAAAACTCGCTACAAGCATAATTATTCTTTTTAAATGTTAATAAATCTTAATACCAATCTTCATCATCTATAAACACATCGTCTGTGGTTTTCTTTTGTGAAGCGGGTTTGTTGAACACCAATTTAGCTTTAGGTTTTCCTTGTAAATCTAATTTGGCTTGCTCATAACCTCTTCTATAGTTATCCTGAATCTATTTATTTAATTCTTCTACTATTTTATCCTCATTAAGAATCCAGAATGCAGCTTTAGTAAATAGGGCAGGGTCATTCATAGCTCTACCAAATGCACTTAATCCTTGGTCATCTATTTCTAGCATAAATGAGGATAAATCTTCTATATCGTCGTCAGATAGTTGCAGCGGTTGTCCAGCAAAGGAATCAAGTTCTTTAATCTGTCCTTTAATAGAGTCAGCAAATCTATTATAAGCAGCTTCCTCTCTTGCGGCTTTCTCGTTAGCTATCTGAGCCTCTTCATCTTCCTGAAGTCTTATGTACTCTTTGCGGAGTCCTTCTACTGTTTTCTTGAATAGACCTTCATTTTGTTTAGCTAATTCAAGTGCTTGATTAATTTCCTCATCAGAAATATCCGACCCGACTTTATGTAATAAATCCAATGCATAAACTTCGTCGTCAGAAAGATCGTCGACTTTATATCGTTTAGTTGGTTCTGTTTCTGGCAACAGAGATTGAATATACTCGTCAGGAGTCATTCCACTCTCTCTAATTGTATTAATAAGCCACAATTCGGAGTCGTCAAAGTCCTACTGTTCTACTTCTTGGTCAATCAAGATATTAATCTATTCTTCTCTGCTTAGAGAGTCCCAAGCTCTTTCTACAATAGCACCAGTTTCGTCTTCGAATTTAATTTTTCCTGGGTCAGTAATACCTTTAAGACGTAGTACTTCAGTTGTTAAATCTTCATCTGGCTATGCAGAAGGCTTTTGCTAGCCTGCAGGCTAATCACCTTCATTACCTTCTGGTTTTTGCTGTCCAAGGTCAATGTCCCCAAACTCGTCGTCTTCAAAAATTACATCATCAAAATTTTCCATATTCATATTCATTTTTTAATTAATCATACAATATATAAGCATTGATTAATTATACAGCAATTAAAACCTAACTAATTGTTAAATTTTAATAATAAAAAATTATAGTTTCATAATAAATACCAAAGAATAAGAACGTGGTTCTATTTTCAAGGGTTTATTAGGCCATTCAGAATCTGACAAGGTCTACTCTTCGCTAGTAGCAGAAGATAATGAAGTCCCTTCATCTGTCCCCAAAGATATAGAATGGGTATGGCTTCCACCCGTAGCAGTACCTCCCTACGTCTTTATATTAGATACTCCATCTACTGTCCCAGTTTCAGTAGTGATACCTTCTCCGGTTACGGAAGTAACAAAAGTCTTAGAAACTGATTCTATACCCCAGTTATAATCAGAATATTCCAAAGATACAGATAGATCTCCAGAACTTCCCGTAGTTCCAGATAAATCCCCACTTAAGCTGTGAGTATGGGCTTTATGAGGATGACTATGTTTTGGTAAGTAATCCTATGAAAGAATTAATTCATTATTTTCGTCAAGTATGGAGTCATTGTCTCCGACTTCATCTGCTGAGGCAACTGCTTTAATAAATTTTCCCACTAAATTGGGAGTTCCGTTAGTTCCGTCACATATTGCCCATCCGTAAGGAATTTCTGTCCCACTCCACATTAAAATAACTCCAGAAGGAATGAGAAGAGAAGAGTTAGACATTACCCTTAATTTTCTCACTCCTGCTTCACTATATACGTTAACCTATGTAGTCTCATCTGAAGCTAACAAACTTCTAATAATTTCGTCAGGAGTCTGAATCTCTCCAGTCATTGTAGACTAAAATTGGCAATTTTTAAATGTTAAAGAGGAATCCTAGAATAGAGAGGCATTATTTACTACATAATTGAATGTGCAGTTATCCAACATAGAATTAAAAGTAGTATTTGATACATCTTCTTTAAATGTGCATTCCTATATAACCCCACTACAGACAACCTAATCAAAACTTCCAAACATAGTATTATTATTGAAAGTACTATTAATAAATAGAGGATGCCTCTAATCGTAGAAACTATTACCATAACAAGGTGTTTCTAGTATAGCATAGTTAGGTAAATCCTCTAAGGTCAATACTGTTCCATTATGATTAATTTCTACTCTTATATTAGACAAGTTAATAGTATTATTATAGAAAACATTAGAATTAGTATTGTCAGACCCTCCGAAAGTATAATTCCAAATCCCATCACGTAGGAACTTTAGGTGTTTAAAGTTATAATTACAAGAATTACCATACTTATCTGTCATTTTTGTTATTAACCCCAGCGCCTGTACGTTGGTTCCATCAATAGTGTAAGTTTTATCATAAGAAATGTCGTAACTAATAATATAATCTGTGTCTTCCTCCAAAATGCATTTATCCTAATAGTATTCATAATTGTTCTTTGCAGTTACTATGAGCGGATGGACATTAGAGGGATTTGATTCTGTTGCATCTTCTGGAAGAATTTCAGGCTCTGCTAACTCCCAGAAATTTCTGAAATTATAAAGTCTATACTATACGTTAGCATCCATCTTAGCGCTTTGTACTAGACTCCTAAAATCCTCAACGGATATATTGATATAGTTTGATGGTAAAGAAGCATCTTCTCTTACTATAATCTTATCTACTTCTAAGACAGACTTATTATCCTAGTTATATAATCTATATCCAGTATTAGATGTGGCTCCGTAGGAATATAAAGATGTAGAATTCATAACTAAATCACCGTTTACCTATATCTTACCATCCTATAAAGCCAAATAAGACGTATTGCCAACCTATAAATCTAAAGAATTAACAGCACGAATAATACTCTCAAACAATTCTATCTCTCCTACAGTGAGTTTCGTAAATTTATCTGTAGAGTCATTATTTGACTATATCTTAAATTCGGAAATAGTTCCGTCTTTTATTAAAAATAACTGTCCTAAATCCTTAATAAATACTAGACCAGTTGTAATGTTAGCATTTTTTGCGTCCTCTAAAGTGTTATAATTAAAGCCTATGTTTATTAGAGCCTGATCCTTCTATTCAGAAGTTAACATCTGTTTTTCTAGAAAAGAAATATATTGTTCTCCAGAGCTATTTAATGGTATTTTAGTTCCATCTATAGAAATCCATACTTCGTTGCCTTCTTCAGTAGGTATTAAGTATATTCCATTATCTGAAATATCATCGGAACTAGATGCAGTTTTTAATATATTAGTGCTAGAAGAGGCAATTTTACCATTCTTTATAATATCAATAAACTTGCCACCCCACTAAACTTTTAAATCTCCTTTTGTTTTTATAATAAAATTAGAATCGGTAGAACCAATAGTATTATAGGTTTTGCCGAACATATTGGTTTTACCTTCTCCCATATTATTTTATAGTCAGTACTTGTCTTCTGTTTCTATTAGAATAACTTATGTGAATCCAATCTAAGTTATGTTCATCTATTAACTAATCGAATGGTAATTTCAATTTTTGAGCTAAATCAAATAACTTTTTATTTTCCGATTTAGTATCTAAAACTGTACGTATATCGGCAGCCTATCCAGTCATGTGCTGACTATTACTAGCTCCTCCTACAGCCTTGTTTAGGGCTGGACATCTATATCCACTAGTAACAACGATTGGCTTCCCATATGCCTCTCTAAGAGGGTCTAGAACATTTTCTATAAGAGCTATCAAATTTTGTTCCTATTCTTTAGACGGAACATTTTTAATTCCCTTCTACTAAGCAGTAGTGCTCTTTGTTAGTTCTTTGATAGTAAAAAATTTCATAAGATTATATGTTTATATGTTTACAGTAATATATAGTCATAACTAGTGATTTATCAAAACAAAAATAGGAGAACTTCCCAACTTAGGGAAATCCTCCTACTAATTATATATAGTTATCTAATCCAGTTTCTCAACTATGCTTTAAATAACTTTTTTGCTAATTGACCACTTAGATAAGCAGCTTTCTCGGAATATGGGTCAATACCAAACTCTTTACATATATGCATTTCAACATGATTCTTTTCATGGTTATAAGTATCTATAAATTCCTCAGCGGAATCAGGTCTATTTATAACTATGATGCTTTTGTGTTCTTCTTGGTTAGTAAACGTAAAACCTGAATTTTCGTAATCCTCTATCCTAGAAGCTGCCCTATGTAAAACATCGTCTGGACATCCCAAATCCTCTAATCTACTCAAAATGTATTGAACATTGGGATTTTCTACAATTATGCAAACTTCTATATCCCAATCGTATTTCTCAAACAATACTCTGAAATGTGTCATATCACATCCTCCCAGTCTACCATAGTTCCGTTAGCTACCATAGTAGCATACCATCTTCTCATAGTAGTACCATCTCCAGCGTCTTCATCGTCTATGGTATCTTTAATGTAAAGAGCAAAATGCCTTTCATCTGTTATACTACTTCCGTAATAATCAGCCTTACACATATTGCCAACAAATACATAATCATAGCCAACATTATTTTCTAGTTTAATGTTATTCTACGTTAATACCTTATCAATGTATTCTTTGGATACTGGCTCTAGGGATTTTCCTCCCTTCTTCATAAAAGAAATAGCGTATGAACACAAAGCCTTATTGAAATGCCAACCGTAGTTTTGTAAGTACTTACGCATATACTTTGGCATATCGTCATACATATCCAAAGCTGCTCTCATATCAATAGTATCTTGGGTAGTCCTCGTCGTCGTAGTCAGAATCTCTCATTCCTCCACGTCTACGTTTTCCGTATCTTTCCATGTAGTGTTCACCAGATTTACTTTCTAGTTCTGATAAACAATGCATCAATTTCTTTCCATGCTTAACGATTTGTTCAGCACAATCTGAAAGATGCTCAAATTTTGACTCCTGAATTTCAATTATTGTTGCCGTGTTGTTCCTATTTTAAAGATGTTTTAATAAATTCTCTGAACATTTCTTTAAGGGAGTTTATTTCTTCCCTTAAAGCCTTATTCTCCTGTTCTTGTCTTTGTTTCTCAACTATTTCTGGATTTAATTGCGATAGAATTTCGTCACATCCTTTAATAATACTCTAATGTGTTTCGATACTATTAATTATATCCAGGCTTCTTTGCTTCATCGAAGAAACTTCACTATTCATTGCTTCTTTGTTGCAGGAAACCACAATATTGTTTCCGAAATCATGCTTATTCCAAATAATACTAAGTATACTCTAAGCATCTGTAAATCTCCAATGTTGATTCCAACATATAAATCATATAGAGCTATGAGGTTAGTTAAGGTAACGAAGTATAAAGGAATCCTATACAAGTAGCAAAATCTGAATACATAAGATATGATGTATAAAATTCCGAGAAATGCTAAAGATACTCCTCCAAGGCGACTCAAAATATAGCAATTGATGTTATAGTATGATAATATTGAATGTAATATATCATTTATAGACAGCACTACTGGAGTGTATCTCAATATTATAATAAGTAGCTTATACAGCCTCTTATTTACACTTGCGTTTGATTTTTTCCTCCACGTTTAACTCCGGCTCTTGGTACATTAGGTTTCTTTCTTCCCATATTATTCAGAGAAATGAGTTTTAACTGCACTAACTATTTCTTCCATATATTCTACAAAGTCTGCCTTTGTAGATTCGTAGGTACTATAATTAATATTAATTCTGTCCGAATTAGGTTCTAAATTGTAGTTTCCACTTCCTATTTCTTCTACTGATTCTCCTGGTTTCATTACAGAAAAACTTATCCCAATGGAACCGATAGTATCCTTAGTAACTGTTCCTGTCATTTCCCAGCCTTTTTCCACTTTTGTATCAGAGATTTGATACGTTTCATTTGTTTTTACAATTTCCATAAATTATTATTTTACAAATAAGTCAAATACAATTTCCATCAAGTCTGCAGCTTTAACAGAATTTCCATTAATTTCTACATCATTTCCGGAATTAACATCTAGAATATCTGAATACTCTTCCATAGTGATTACATCATCTGGTGTATCTTTAACTTCCTCGAAGCCCTTCTGAATAAGATATTCTTGGTATTCAGAATTAGTTTTATCATTGAGTTCGTTGAATTTTGCTTCTTCTTCCGGAGTCCTTTCGGACTTATTAGCCAATTCTCTAAGTTCATCAGATATAATCTGATTTGTAAATTCTTGAGTATCATCATCGAATTGCTTCTTAATCTTATTATAAGCCATTCTGATACGCATAATCTTTACTTTTAACTCTTTTGGGAGTTCTTTGTCACCATCTTTAAGAATAATCTTGGTGATTACATTTTGTTTTGTCAATACATCATTTAACGTCATAAATCATTAATTTTTGGTTTATACTAAACTAAATAAATATAAACTATTTTAAAAGTTAAAATTTATTAATTATTATAGAGTATTAGTTATGTATGTAAAAGACACTTTATTTGGTAACTAATCTGCTTGGTAAGAATAAACATATAACGTTGTTCCAGAAACATAAAAAGTGGCCTATCTAAGGGCTGACCCACCACCTTTAGAAGCAGACTATCCAGTTATATAAACAGCTGATGGGAGATTAGTTAAAAGGGTAGTTGTTCCCGTAGACCCGTTCCCACTTGAAGACATATTTATAGATACACATACCACCTAACCATATCTAATTACATAAATATATCCGCTTATACCAAAAGCGCTAAAATAATGACCACTACTCACAACTTTATAACTGTTGGCTGCATTAGGAATTCCATTATTAATATATATAGGAGTCGATGAAGATCCTATAGTATTAGTATAGTCGTCAATAGAGTTAGTACCGCTATAATAAGCTAGTTTGCCAGATGCTCCAGAGTTAACTGTAGCATTTAAGTAATATGTCATAGCAGTAACAGTTCCATTAGTTACATATACTCCTCTATTTGAGGCACCAGCATTACCCTTGGCGAAGTCCGCTAATGATTTGTAGGAGCCTCCAGCTAACAATACATAGCTATTACTATTTACTGAATTATGACAAAAACCAGCACCTGCTCTAATATATCCAGAAGACCATGAGTCTCCAGTAACATATGATTTATAAGTACCATTAATCGGATAAGTAGCTCCTACAGTAATTCCCCCATTAGTAACTAAATATCCATCTGTTCTTATCTATCCAGTATTTTGATAAATCGACTTGCTTCCATAGGTTCTCATCCATGTACTATCAGACATATACCAGCCTCCACCATATGTCTAGCTACACCATCCTGTACTTCCAGTACTTCTGAACCAGTTTGAAGTATAGCAAGTATTAAAGGTAGGCTAAGTCGACGTACTAGAAGCTGTCGATACAGCTATATTAGCCCAATATCTAGTTCCTGTCCAGAATCCACTATTATTAGTTAGATGGCTAGTATGAGTCGGTATATTTACTGTAACAGCAGCACTACCATTATATGTTTTTGCGGCAAACGCTCCTGCAGCAAATGTTAAAGTGTTTGCAACTTTAGCAGCAGTACCAGTAATTGAGATTCCCCAAGTACCACTTGCACCTCCACCAGTTTTAGTCACAGTATAATTAGTATAATTTCTGTGAGTTAATACTCTAGTCCAAGCGGAAATATAATCACTCCCGTTGCTTGTATAGAATAACATTTCGTTAGCAGCAGGATTACTTACTCCTGAGTTATTATGTGGAGTTATATATAACTACGTCTTGTTTGTATCACTAGCTCCCCACTAGAATATAGCTGTTCCTGCCAATGGAATATTTACACCAGTATCTGTAGATACATATCCATTATTAGCATAAACCCAAGAACCTCGTTCAGCAAATGCTACAAATGCTTTATTAACAAATGTAGAAGAATATGTATCAGCTGTATAAGCCTTTCCACAAGAGTCATGATTAGCAGTTTTATTACCTCCTACATATCTTCCATCAATAGAGCCAAACTAGTAGGTAGTAGTGATAGTTACATTCTAACTACCATTAACAGAAGCACTACCAGTAACTGCACCAGATAGACTAATAGTTCGTGCAGTACCCCAATAAGCTGTTACTATATTAGTAGTTCCATTAAATGACGTTCCATTGATAGTTCTTGCAGTCTATAGTTTAGTTGCTGTTTCCGCATTGCCTGTAATAGAAACTCCAAGAGTTGTACTACAAGCTGTTGGTGTACCTGCATTTAGGTATATAGGAAGAGTTGCAGAACCTTTTGTATCCGTTCCAATCTTTAAAACTATTCCAGTATAGTTAGCACTATCTACAATAGTTTTCCATGATTTTGTATTCAAAGTTGAGTCTGTACTATTTCTCCAATACAAACTTCCAGAATACATAGAGTAGAACTACATATATCTGGTACTTCCACTTCCAGTATTAAACTATACTAGGTGTCCAGAAGCTCCTGTATACTTTACATTCCAGCTACCACATAAATTATTATTATTTGCTAATTCGGTAGTTGTAGGAACAGAACTTGCTATGGACTAATCTCCTCTAGCTCTAAAGAATGAAGTTTCATGTAACCCGTCTAATAAGTCTGAATTAAGGTTAGTAACCACAGTTGTGCTAGTTACCTTTAATGGAGAGGTACCTGTAGCAATAGTAGATATTAACTGAGTTCCTGTTATAGCAGCTTTTACTATTAGAGGTCCAGTCATAGTATCTCCAGTTACATTCACATATCTCTCATCGGATTCAGTTTTAGTATAGTAATTCTCAGCTAGTGCGACTGATTTACCATCTAATTTTAAAACCCCTTTACTTATAAACAGACCTACCGTTCCACCCCAAGGACTAGTTGCTGTAGGATACGGAAGTATGCAGATAGAGCCATTTCCATCTCCTCCAGTATTATGCTGTCCTATAGAAGGGTCGTAGGTATTCCTAGATGCACCATTTTTATACCATTTCAGTATAGTAGTATAGTTACTAGTATCATCCTAGTTCTATATAATACTAGCATTACTAACAAATCTAACACTAGTAGAAAAAGTCTTTGCTCCTGTAATACTTTGAGTAGTGTCAAGAGTTACAAACTTATTATCTAAAATTGAATAAAACTAAGTCTTACTCACTCTTCTAATAAAGGTATCAGAAGTATTTCTTACATATACGGAACCAATATCTGTTAACGCTTCATCAGAAATAGCTGAGTTAAAATAAGTAGCGTAAATATGCTAGCTGGCGTTTCGTTGAACTAGGGTGCTGGCTTTGCTTGAAGCAGAGTACTCTAAGTCTCCTCCGTTGCTAAGAAGGACTTGTGTAGCGCTTCCTTGATATGTGGTTCCTATAAGTTTTGCATATCCATCTTTAACTTTTATCATATTATCCTCTTAAATTTAAATGTATAAGTGTAAGCAGCGCCTATGCCAGCACTTGCACCTATCTATAATTTTAAAACTCCAGAACTTTGCATAACAGTTCTTAAGTAAATTGTTTTTTCATAAGCATGACCAGAACGGTGAAGGATAATTTCATCGGTGTCTGTATCATTAGTACCATCTCTATACCAACTCATTACACCAGAATTATAGCAATGCCACATAGCTCCTGTATTATCGTTAGCACTAACTTGTACCTATACTATATAAGTTCCATTAGCAGGAAGGTTAGTAGATGTTATTCCCGTATCCATCCATGCTTGTGTAACATTTAACGATTTAGTAATGGTTGTGAGATTGTTAGATAATTCTTCTGTTTTTAACATAAAGTCGGATACAGCTTTATGTCCTCCTCCACCCAACAATACATAAGAGTCAGAAGAATTAGTCTTTTTATAACCTGCTGCTGTAACATTAACTGTGAATGTCTTAGCCCCAGTTATAGTTTGTGCAGTATTTAATGTAACGTAATTAGCTAATGATTGATGTTCTGTAAGAACTGGTTTTCCACCTGAGTACAATTTATTAGCCCATAGACTACCTGTACTAGGCTGAGCATATATTGTTGTAGTTACATAAACTTGCTAAGTAACACTAGCACCTAAATCAGCAGTGGTACTTGTGTTAGTATAACCTAAAGCAAGAGGTCTATAATTTGAGGTAGTGGTAGCAGACTACAATACTTTCTAATCAGTATTCATGTCTGTATACCATCTAACCCAAGTTTTCCAAGCAGAAGAATCATGGTACCTAAACCATATCAGACCATTAGAAGTAATTAACTTCTAATAACGATAACCACTAGCATTTCGACCAACATATAATTCATATGCATCTACTCCACTAGGTTTGTTCGTTGTGGTATTACTACCGTCAGCATAGTACCATCTCCCTTCGTCTAAGTAATCATCTAGATCTTGATTAGTTAATTGGGTATAAATGAATGCCGCAGCCGTAGGTATGGACCAGGTGCCATCTTCCCTTAAAAATCTAACATTTGTTGCAGTATATGAAGGGACAGGCACCAATCCGTTATAACCTCCACTTCCACTAGAAGTATGTTTTTTAAATACTGAGTAAGTAGTATCTGTCCCTTTAAACTTTATCCCTCTAGTAAAGATATTTAAGCCCTTTAAGTCAAAGGTTATATCATTATTATTGGGAGCAGTCGTTAAAGCTGCTGCCGTAGTAGGATTGTATGCTATCTTCATAGATTATGCTGTTTCGTATTTTTTAGTACTGATATTATACCAGCTTATTCCAAAACTAATATCTTGTATATCGTCCCCGTTAGAGTCTGCTTTTAAATAAACATCTCCAGATGGTACGAAGTTTAACGTCTTGTCTCCGATTGATACACCTCCAATAGTAATAGGTCTCCATGAATCCTTTGTAGCTGGGTTGTAACCTAAAGCGTTAATAATATTCTGTTTAGTTAAATAAATGCTTCCAGCGCTAGTAACAGAAATCGTTTTATTCTCAGAGTCTTTGTCTACAATTACTCCTCCTATAGTAGTAGTAGTTGCGGCTACTAGAGATATTGTTCTAGCTGCACTACCATTATAAGTAACTCCAGTAGTTCCAAAAGTTAAGCCTACACCAAGTGACAATGCATTACTAACCTTCTTAGCTTCTCCTACTACTAAAGTAGATTGTGCAGCCCAAGTAGGAGCAGCACTACCATTACTAAGTAGTACCTAACCCTAAGTACCACCAGTTGTTGGAGCATAAATAGTAAATGTATTAGTACTATTACTATAAACATATATAGAAGTACCGTTGACAGTGTGTTTAACCTATCCGTTAATATTTGCTTCTACAGCTGTCCAATAAGCTGCAGTGTTTAATCCGCTTCCTGTTCCGTCTTGTATACATATTAGTAAGTCGCCAGCTGAACACGTCTATCCAGCATAAGTTCCCTGAGAAGTCACTCTATAGGTATCCCCAACCTCACATTTAGTAGGGAATCCCTAAACCTCTACTCCAGCAACAGTATGTGTTGTATAGCTTCCATTACTATAAGTAATAGTACCCTTATACCGCATTGCATCGTTAGCAGCAAAGCTAGCATTAATTATCTAATGAACCTACTAAGTAGTAAATAGGGTTGTTGTGTTATTTACAGAGGTATTTTCAGCCATTGGTAAGTCTGTAGTTGTTATCTCAGCCCAGGTAGCATTTCCTCTAAATATTTCAGTGGATTTACCGCTAGAAATAGGAACTAAACCTCTTACTGTAGGAGTAAATGTGGGAGTAAAATCCTTTCCATGAGATATAATGTGTCCGTCTTTAGAAAAGAATAGCTTTACGTATTCCCCAGAAGCAGATTCCGGTAAAGCTAAATTACCTGATATTTCAGCATAGGTATTAGCGAAATTTAATAGTGCCATATTATAAATGATTCCATTTTAATATAATTTTATTATCTTCATCTATTTCAAAATCATTCCCCAGAAGTAGATTCCGGTCTTCTGAACCATTATACTAAAAATAGCCTTCTTGGTCTACAACTACAGTCATTTCACTTGTTGGGGCTACTTCAACTATATGTCCTCGGCTATCATATTTTATCTTTACTGAAGAAGGAGATTCATTTGCAGTTATGGAATTGGAGTGAGCAAGAATTATATTAGACCCTTGTTTAAATGCCTACAAGCCAGACCCAGCAGGAGTAATAATCTGCTCAATCTTTCTTTCTAGCATATTATCAAGAGTAATAACTTCCTCACCATCTTTAACTAAAACAGCTTCAGCAGTAGTCTAAGGAACGAATATCTAACCATGTTGCTTAAGTTGTTTAATAGTTAGTTCCATGATTATCCTCCTATTACTTGGTCTGAGGAATCTGTTCCGACCATACTGTCATATAAATCTCTAGGAATAGTATAATTAACTACAACCTTAGCACTACCATCTGATGTCGTAACATCCTATGCTGTTATAGCATTAGCTAGCTAACCATTAATTGTGTTGATAGTCTAGTTAAAGGTTTCTGTAGTTACATATCCAGATAAATCTACATCTGTTTGAACTTCCCCAATTTTTTCCCAAATATACTTAGCCTATGTGTTTTCATAGACACAAATATACTCAACAAAAATGTTTCCTGCTGTACCAGATGTTGCAGGAACTAAATATATAGAATTTAAACAGTCTTTTGATGCTGTTGGTAGCTAAGTAACTATCTTGTATAGTTCTATGCTATTAGTAGTACTAATAACTCCATCTGGAGATATAGTAATACCTACACCAGCAGTAAGTTTGTCCTATTTTCCTTCTAGAGCAGTATTAATTTCTTGGACTGTAGTTTTTAATTTAGCAATATCTGCAGCATTAGTTCCAACTACTCCCATAGTAGTTCTCAATACTTTATCGAGAGTTGTTATCCCTAATGATGAAAGCCCAAGGAGATTAGAAGTATTTACAACTACTGCTTCCGCTAGAGTAATAGGTACAAATTCGGTTTTTGATTGAAATAATCTTTTAATTTGTGTTGTACTCATAATTTAAATAAATTATTAGGTATTTGGTAGTCTGCATAAGATTTAAGTGTAGAGTCTACAAAATCTAAGTTGGCTATCATATTCTGAACTTCCTTTCTAGTAATAAAATTGTTGTTGTTATTTTCTACAATCTAACCAACAATCTTATCTATTTCTTCTTTACTATAAACTCCTAGATTATTTCTAGCTAATGTTTTCTCAGATTCTGTTTTAAACTCTCCTAGATAATTTTCTTTACATAAATGAGTTTTATATTTCGGTTTGGGACAATCTATAACGATCTAATTATCACAACCAAATCCTGTATCTATACTTCCTATGACCGAATCTGGATTCTTTTTCTTAGGAATCTTACAACCTAGATTTATTTCAGGAGGTGGAGGGACTGGCTTATCGTTATGTTCAAATCCCGTACTTATAGTAGTCATCACAGAATCCCCTTCTATGAAATCAATATGATTCGCAGGAGGTGGAGGGACTGGCTTAACATTGTAGCCAAGTTTTATAGTATTAAGTAATGATTTAGAAGGAAGTAGCTAGGGTTTTTCGCCCCCTAGCTATATTTTATCCTTTTCTAAATTTTCATTCATTTAATGTAATCTTATCTGGGTATCCAGATGTATAATCATAGTTTACAACATCTTCAACTGTCCTAAGTTCTTTTATCGCCTATAGATGTTTTGTAGTTGTAACGAAACACTTTCCAGCATATACTTCTAATTGAGATAGAAAATCTTTAGCATTATCAACAGGCATCTCAATAATTTTATCCCCAAGAACTATGGACATTTCTTCTGGATTAGAATCAACTAAATTTCTTAGTCCTACTCTAGTAGCCTTATCTAACCAATACTCTTCTCTATTATAAGTAAAAGAATTAACATTTGAAGATTTATCATAGGCTTTTATTACAGCTTCTAATACTTGAAGCATAAGTCTAAAATAACATACTCCATCTTTTAACTCAAACAGTTCCTTCCAAACACTTAGAGGAAGCTTTAGAAGTTCCTCTTGAGTGAGTAAGGTTTTCAAAGAGTCATCCTTATTAATTACATAATAACGATCATTATGACTTATTTGCATGAAATTATTAGCCATTCTTAGAATAATTAAATTTAGTAAACGGTACTCCTTGATGTTTAGTTAATCTCCAAGCATTGTTATATTGAACAGTATTCCAGTAAGATGGGTCATTATAACCACCAGTAACCCATTCATTTTGGTAAGTATATTCGCTTCCACTATATTGCTAAGTCCTTTGATAAGAATAGTTATCAGCAGCAGATGAGTTAATAGAAGTAGTTATGTTATTAACTCCAGCATTATCTCCAGAGCCCACAATATTAGACCATACAGATGGGAACTAATTAGTAGCTCTAGAATAAGCAATAGAGAATATAGGAGTAGTTAATACTCCACCTCCATTAGAAACTGAAGTGCTAATTGGCTATCTTACTGTATCTCCAGTATTGAAATTACTTCCTGATACACTATATCCTCTGTAGTAAATAATTCTTGAGAATTCGGCTACAGAAGGAGCGTACCATTTTCCTTTCTAGTATGCAGCATTCAGTGTTTCATCTTCTTGAACCTATGGTTCATACACGTGCATACTATAGAAGTATGGATATAACAAGCAACTCATAATATCTGTTCCAGAAGCGTTTGTCCAGACAGTTCGAATAGCTTCACATAAGTTATTAAGATTAGCCTTAGATTCAATATAATATTCCCAGTTAGTTCCTTCTCCAGAGGATACCTATCTTCTACTTATATAGGGCTTACAAGTTGAATTGTTGTATAGTATAGGAAGCAACTTGCTATTCACATGGTTAATATATAAGGCTGTATCTGCTTCTCCAGCAAATGCTGTATTCACTTGAATATTATAAGTAGATACATTGATATTATTAATCAAATTTGCAGATGCAGTACCAGAGACAGTTTCATAATTCTATACTGATACACTATTCAAATAGGCTTGTACCTAATATAATTGCTATAGTATCTATTCCTGAGAACCTTGGTTTCCATCATTACTATATCCCAGATAGTAGGATTTTTCATCATCTGTATACTCTTTACCAATTATATAAACTACTCCAGAAGTGCTATTCGTTTCATCCTTAGCGTAGACTAACCCTACAAGAGTTTTAGTTGCGTCAAACGAACTTGTAAATGTGCCATCTGCATAAGCGAAATCTCCAAGTTGTGGGGCTTTCCAAGTAAAGCTTACCCTAACAGCTTTCTTAATAGCAGTTCCACTATTAGCAACTTTCATACTGATAGTCACAGTGGCTGTACTACTAGATTCTTTCTTTAAAGTAATAGCACCAGTCTAATCAATTGTAGCTACATCAGTAGATACTCCTGACATAGAGTATGTAATATCTAAGTATCCATTTACAGATGGATTATATGGGTTAGTTCCCTATTTAATTTCAACATCATTACCAGATGCTACGGTAATATCAAATAGATTTTGACGAACAATCGTTCCAGATTCTCCAGCTTGGTAGTATACAGAAACTTCTCCAGCGCAACTGAAATCCAAAATTTCTGCACTTTGGAAGTGTATTCTAATCTTAGATTCAGGGTCAGAAATGTCACCAAATGTGTTAACAAGTAACTATTTAGTAGCAAAGCTAATTGCTTTAAGAGTTGTACTTCCTGCAGTATTTACAATGTAAATATCTCCAGTTAAGTTACAAGTATTTGTAAGAATCATCTTTCTTAAAGCATCTTCTGTTATATATAAATTTGCATTTCTAATAGTCACTGACTATAGTGCGTTACAATTTATCAACTATTCACAGAAGTTAGCTACGTCGAAGCTTCCAACATTATCACAGTCAACGTAAACTGTAGATAGATTATTTAATCCCCCAAATGTAATATCAGTCAATCCTGGATTATCATAGATTCTAAATGTTTCTATAGTATCTGGAAGAATTACATTCTTTAATCTACCAGTCTGTGGGAATACTACACTCTTAGTAGTAGTCTTAGAGAAGTCTATAGTTTCCAACTTTAAGAATTTAGACAAGTCCATTTCTGTAGGAAGTGTCATATTTCTAAGAGTTAAACTCTCCAATACTGGGAATGAAGGTGTGAACAAGCTGATTGCTAAATCTGGATAATCGCTTGGGAATAGACTAGAATAGTCATCTAGCTAAGCATTATCAATTTGGAACTCAGTAGCTCTTGAGAAGTCTGCGTCAATAGTAGACATCTTTAGACCAAGGATATTTAATTTCTTATACAGAGTAGTTAAATAGATACCTTGGTTGATTGCAGGGTCTCCCTGATTAATCTAAGCAACATATTCATTTCCAGCCTATGCCAGATTCTTAATTGCATCAAAGTTAGAAGTCTAGAAGTCTGACAGATATAGATTCTTTCCATTGTAATGATATACAGGATAACAATCTTGATATGGTTCAAACTCCATTCTTAATCTCAAAGTATCACCACTACCAGCAGAACTTGCAGTTCTTAATGCAATAGCTCCCAATGATGTTTGAGCATATGTGGATAAGAAAGCGAATCTCTTAGTCATGAATTGTTTTTCACAGGCTAAGCAAGAACCGTGACTTTGTTCTACTGGTTCGATTTCATTATTACTATAGTAAGAAAGAACTTTTGAGTTCTTAATAGCTTGAGCGTTTTCATAATATAACTTAGCAGTATGATTATATGCTACTGCAGGGAATGTCTCCTAAACATTAAAGAATACTTTATAGAAATAGTTAGATTTATCCTCCATACTATTACTATTCTTAAATGCGGTATTTATAACACTTGCTAAATATGTTTTAATCTCAGACTCGAAGCATTGGTCAAACATATAGAAGAATATGTTATTAGCATCTCCCCAGTAAACTGAGTCAGATTCTCTATATGAAGTTTCTAGTAGATTATAAGGTTTAGATTGAAGACCGTTGTTATCAGTTACTAGAATAGTATCTAAGTCGTCTCCAATAAGTCTAACTAAATAGTCCCCTTTTCCATTTTCTACAAACTATCCTTCTCCATTATCTTCTTTCAGTTTTCCAATAATTTGGAAGTATGTATTTTTTGCTCTGTTATCAGTTCCAGATACAAACTTTATAAAAGCCTAGTGGAAAGCAATATCATTTACGTCTACATATTTCTTTATTCCAGTAATAAAGTTTGCCTTGATTGAATCAAGGGCTGCTGGAATACCTAATGTACTACCTGTTCCAGCTAATTCATATACGTTTGCTCTAGCCCATCCAGTAGCTGATTCATAACTTACTCCAGCGCATACCCAAGTCCCGTTAATATCATCATAACGATAAATGTCTCCAGACTACTGACCAGTTGGGTTTATTGTACAGCTACTTGCAGTTACAATGTACTTTCTAGTAACATCCCATCCTGAAGGACTGGTTGCACTAGTTTGTGTCATATTGTAATCGTGTCCATATACAAAATCATAAAATTCTCTAAACTTTTTTAAAGATTCATGAACTGATTCTGCAAATTGGAAGTAAGTCTTTCCACTATCATTTTCCACTTCTTCACAACCATAATCAATGTCCCATGCTCCTCTCTAGTCATAGACTACAGATTCATCTTCAATCAAAAGATTGTCCCAAGGACGAAGAAGAGAATTGGCATAAGTAATTGTGGGTTGATTAGTTAGTCTATAAGTATCCTCTCCGAGAACTCCAGTAGCTCTTTGTAAAGCTTGCCAAGGACGTCTAAAGTTGACAGATGGGTCAGTATTCTCACCACCCTCAAGCATCAAATATTCTGGAGTTTTATTTTTATCATATCCGCTAGAAGCATCGTCTCCCTTACCAGCACCCCAAGTTTGAAATCCCATAAATTTAATAGACTCGTCATTGTCTATTAAATCGGCTAACTGGATATTAGAAACATCTTCCATATCTGTTTCCCAATAGAAATATAAGAATGGCTCTTCATGAACAGCCTTCTATCCTCCAGATATTAGATTACCTCTAGATTCTTTATAAGCATCATCAAATAGCTTACAAGAACCAATCTTATGAGATTGCATAGAAGAAGCAAAGTTAACCTTTCCGACTAACTTAGTAATCTTATAAGCAGTAGTGTCTTGCTGTCCATCATACGGAGGCATTACATAATAACCACTAGTAGAAGACGCATCTTCTCTAAATGTATTAGTCTCTGGATCGAGCTGAGAATATGGAATAAACGGACTCTTTATTTTTTCTCCTCCTGGAGTTTTTAACTTATTAAGAGCATATGTTACATTCCAAATCAAATATCTCATTGCAGAAGAACCTTGTCCTTTAACCTGTCCATAAGTAAGTCTACCTCCATATTGATTATTAACTGCCTGATTTACATAATTAACAAACAATGTTACTGGAGACTTCTTTTGGGCACCTTCTTGCGGTGGAGTTTCATTATCCTCTCCTCCCCATGCTCTATTTGGGAACTTAGCTCCCTATGGGAACACATAAACAAGTGTATTATATTTCTCATTAGCTTTTACAAATGATATTTCTCCATCAGTTCCTAGAATATCATTCTTATCATAAAAGTCTTCCTTAGAAGTTTTTTCCTTTAAGAAAGAAAGATAATTTTTCTGAACCTAATTAAAGGTAAGAGCTACACTATTATATACTCTAAATAGATAAAAATCTATATCAGCAGTAGTAGGATTTATCTACAAAGCAGCAGAAGTAAATGTATTAAGCTCAGAATCAGTTAGAGAAATTTCTCTATCTATTACTCCGTTGACAAAAATTCTAACTAAATTTATGCTTGTTGTAGGAGCAGCTTGGTCAAAAGCATCCTAGAAACTGGCTAAGAAATTAGGATAGTAAATATCGCTTTTAGATATTACAAACCCTTTCTATACAGTTACTATCACATGAGTTTCTACACCTTCTTGGAACTGTGCGTTTCTAGCATTGAATAAATCATTATCTTCAGTATTCCAACAGAACTACGTAGGTCTTAATTGGAAATTTCCTAAAGTAGCAATAGGCTTACTTTCATCACTAATATTATATGTCTTAAATCCTAACTCTATGGTAAAGTTATTTCCAAGTCCTAGACTTATAGGAGATTTAAGAATAGGAGTATCTTGAGCAGATACTTTAAATATAGTGCGACCGTCTTCTTCCTACCATCCGTCAGATGATTCTAGAGTAGAAATCACTGTAGCTGGATTAGATGGAGTTGCATACTCATCTGTGACGAAAATATCATTTAGATAACCTGCAATCTAGTCAAAGTTTTTAGATGGAGCAACATCCTGAGAATATATAAACTCTGGATTTACTGCTTCCACTTTCATAGTTTTGAAATTACTAGTATATGCAGTAGTCTGTCCTAAACTGTTAGTGAACACAGTATAGAATTTGTAATATGTATCATCTACCTTAATAACTAGATATTTCTCAGAATCACTACTGTTTATTTCTATATATTTCTTATATGAAGTATCATATACTCCCTACTCGTCATATGAAGAAGCTCCTATGATTTCATACTTCATAATTTCAGTGGGGTTCATACTTCCAGAATCTGGCATTTCATTTTCCAGATATGTAGTAATAGCCATCGAACTATTATCTGGACTAAATACTGTTAATTCATATAGAGTAGCAACACCATTATTAGCTATACCATTACTTACACCATTGATAGCTACTATAGTATCCTAGCAGTTATATGTATAAATAATATCTACGTATAAGTAATCAGTGTAGATTGAACTTTCAGTATTATGAACTGCTCTAACAGCTAATTGATTAAGTCCAGATGTTAGACTAGAATAATTTAAAACTCCACCACTAGTAGAGAAAAGCGTTCCATTGTTGAAACCTTCTAGGTGATAATTGCTAGTAGTTCCACCAGTAAGTGAGAAATTAACTAGGTTGTTACCTAATACAATTTCACCATTATAATTTAACGTAATTACCTCTGTAGTGATTGGTAAGTCTAGTGTATCTTCCACATCTAGGTCATCTACAACTTGGGCTGTAATCTTCTTAGCAGACTAAGTTTTAGTAAACAAGCTAGTTATATCAATCCAAGCTAAGGTATTTATTAAATTCTCTGATGGTATGTTAACTCCTGTTATAGCACCTGTAGATGGATCTATAATACACTAGCTATACTTAATATTATTTACTCTAAATGTTCCTGACTAAGTTCCATAACTAATCTTGACATTAAAAGGTCCAATTCTATCTGTTGTTACAGAAGTTGTAGCAACAGCATACATAGCAATACCTACCTTAACATTTCTGTCTGAATTGTACTGCATTAACAAAGAGCCATTTGCCTCGGTATATATCTTATCAGACTTATTGTCCAACATCACCCCATATACCATTATACCATAAGAATAAGTAGGAGGAATAACTGATACTTCAGTTTCTACCTTCTCTCCATTACTCTTTAGAAGAGTAAGCATACTAGTAGCTGAGTCATAAGACATATCAGTTATGTCCTATCCTTCTACTTTTTCTATTTTTCGGCAAATAAAATCCTCGACCTCCATTCCAGAGTGACCATCCCACTCTGTCAGTAAATCTGTAATCTGATTAGGTAAATTTTCAAATTTTGCCATTTTTACAAATCAATTATTTTTCCATGAATCATCTTTTAACCAAGGTCTGTCTTGTAGCCAAGTTCCGCTACCAAAACAGCTTCTAACAGCATCGTATACGGTAAGCCAGACTAACTACGACCCTTTATATATAGCTCCAATGTTCTTTTGTACTCTTTGCTAAACTTGTTCTACAAGTTCTAGAATATCTTTTTGGACCTGTAATATTAACTTACCATTTCTATATATCATAATTTAGCAAAATCTTCCTTGACTTTAGCTTTTATCTATTTTAATATGTTAAGATATTCCTTATATTCATTAATAACTTCAGAATCAGAAGTAAGATTTTCTGAATAGCTATTATATGAATTGATTAAATCAAATTCTTCATCAACTGTAAGGAATCTTCTAACTATAGCTTTTACACAATCTTTGTAATTAGGCTGCCCATTTAATAATACCTAGATAAAACTATAGTAAGTTTTTTCTTTTATGGTATTGTCTAAATCAAGTACTTCAACACTAATTTCTTTTATATCATAGTTATAGTAATAAGTACCGTTCCCAAGTTTTTGGATTGTCTAAGGATAAACGTCCATTTGTATTCTATTCGGCTCTAACATAAGGTGTTATTTTAAAATTTATAGGAAATTTGTATCTAAGCAAAGAATAGTGTAATCTCCTATTCTTACTTTTAAAATAGTAGGGTTTATTGTTATACATGAAATGTACTCGAAAATGATTGTCATAATCAACAACCTCTACAATGTGAATATATTTATTATAAAACTTAGATATGTTAACTTCTTTTCCATTCCAGTTAGAGAATTTCAATCCAGTTAACTCCTCTACCTTTCTCAGCAAGTTCTTAGAGTTGCAAAATTTCATCCATCCAAAATAAGACCTCATTCTTCTATTCAATTCATCTTTATCAATCTTATTCTATTTATATAGATTTATAAGCCTAAACATCCTCATTTTTATAGATTTTCTCAGTAGAACATGAGTATGATAGAATTTATAGCCTACGAAATCAATACCTCTGCTTTCTACAGGGAATATTCGATAATTAGGCTTCAACTCTAGGTTAAGAACCTGTTTCAAATATAGTTTTATAGATACTAATACATTTCTCAAATAATTCTTGTCATTACCAAGAATCACAATATCGTCAGCATATCGAAAGTAGTACTTACATTTTAACTCCTCTTTTACCCAGTGGTCAAAATATGTCAGATATAAATTTGCAAAGAATTGTAATAGATAATTTCCAATAGGAACTCCCTTCGCTGAATAAATTATTTCTTTCAACAGTTTTAATAGTTTTTTATCCTTTATCTTTCTCTATAACATTTCGTATAAAATGTCGTGAGTTATAGAAGGATAGAATTTTTTTATATCCATTTTCAAGCAATACTTTGTTTCTTCTGGATGTTTCTATAACACCTTAAACAAATCATACTCTACTTTATGAATACCTCTATTTCGTATAGAGAAATATGTTTGGTCTATAAATATACTAGTCCAAATAGGCTCCATAATATTCATTATAGCATGGTGAGTTATTCTATCTGGATAGTATGGAAGTCTAAAGATTAATCTTTCTTTAGGTTCGTATATTATAAAGGTACTATATTCAGAGGTTTGATAAATCAAATCCCTTAACTTATCGGATAATTCCTTATTTTCTTTTAATCTATTCTTATCATGCTGCTTGATTCCACATCTAATAGACTTATTTCTTCTAGCTTTATCGTCAGCTAGTTCGATGTTATCTTCAGCGTATACTTTCTCGTGCAAATATCCTACACGTTTCAATTTTTTTATATATTTCATCGGAAGCGTTCGAGAATTAACCTACTAACACCCTTCATTCAACACTACGTTATCTTTTGCCTAGAGGCAAGGATATTACTTAGCAAACTAAAAAAAAATAATAAAATGTTTCTAAATATATAATAACTCGACATTGGAATTGGGCATTGCTGACGTCATTGTTAGAATTGAAATAGCTGAGACCTGCATTGCTGCCATTATTCGCGTTGCTGCCTACTAGCAGTACTTTTTTGCCAATCAACGGTTTTTAGAAGTAATATCCTACGATTTATCATCTAAATCGATTTTTATATTGTATATCTTAAGATACTCTATTCAGAGTCCTGAACCCGACATTGGAACCGGCATTGCCGACGCCATTGCCAGAACCGAAAAAGCCGAGACCTGCATTGCTGCCATAATGCGCGCTGCCGCCCACCAGCAGCGTGCGAAGCGCTGTGCTGCTTGCGTTGCAGTAATGGTAATCGCAAATATAAGTAGTAGCACTTCCTCCAACAGCGGATGGAATTATTTCAGCGGTTTCACCTAAGTCAAATGCCTTAATATAACCATCAGATGCTACTTCGTATCCTGCAACGGTTTTCTCTCCAACTACGTCGGTAAATTCCGATACGTTAGTAGTTGTATAGACATTGCTAATCTCATTAGCAGCTGCCCTCACTATAACTACTCCGTCCAGGTTAGTCCAAATGTCTCCAAACGGATTATCGAACCCTCTCCAGCGAGGTACCTTAAATGTATGAGTTGCTACTGTACTTGTGCCATCTTGAGCTGTACATTCTGGAATAACTAAATCTTTTACTCCAGTGAAGTTACCAAATTCATTGCAGTAACCACAAGGCGTAAGTGGAGATGTTGCATTATATCCTGACCAACTTGTAGCTGCGTTAGCCCAATCTGTAACTCCAGGTCCTAAACCTCCTTGATGATATCCATCCGCAGTTAACTCTGCATTATATGCAGCCTAAGAATTAAAATTAGCATATTCAATGACATAATTCCAGTAGAATATCCATTTGTAATATTCATAGCATAGCAATTCTGAACCAGCATTTGTTGCATATGTTCTCATAGTAGCTCTAGAAATATTAGTTCTAGGCTTTCCTAAATCACTTCTGAATATATCCTTAGTTTCTAATTCTGTAGTTAGATAATCATCGTAGTTAGCTCTATTTCCTCCACCTCTAAATGCAGTAGTAGTATTAACTACTGATACAGCTTTTGGAGTTGCGGAGACTGTGGTATCAACTGTACTTCTGTATGCATCTATTAATAGTTCAGGAATTTCTACCCATGAATCATCAATTTTGACAGTAGAAGTTCTAACCCATCTTTTGTTTCCATCGCTGCCAGATTTTCCATAAAATTTAGGAGTATTAACTCTTACTGTTCCATCAGTTCCATCTAAGACAGATGGAGTTTCGCCGTCTTCTTTATAAGACCAGTTATCTGGAAACAGATAGTAATTTACTACATCATTGTTTGCTACACAACCTCTATACGCTGACTGAATAGGAAGAGATTTATGCAACAAAGGATTACCTATTCTAGTAAGTTCCGGAGATGCTACTGTAACATCCCATTCTACTCCATAGGAATATAAATCCATATTACTATTTAGCTCAGTAACCTACTTATCAAGCTTTTGTTGTGCCTTCTACAATTCTTCCCAAGCCTCATTTAGTGCTGTAAATTGCTCTTCTAGCTTAGAACTTGAATCTGCCCATTCAGCAGTACCATCTGCTGAGAAAACTAGCATCTATCCAGACTCTCCTCCAGATGGAATATGTTTATTTCCAGAAGTAGTTGGGTGTACATAATTATTAGCATTATTAGCTATAGTACTTAACTTTTCCTTCTCAGTTTCAGTATAATTGGCTTCAGAAAGTCCCTTTCCTAACTCCTTATCTACTTTGCCTTCAAGCTCACCCTTAGTAGCTAATTCACTAATATCCTAATGCTCAGTCAAATATCCACTATCATTCTGTAACTAAGAAGTTTTAGTTGGAATTGCATTAGCTTTGGCATATGTCGTATCTATAACATTTCCAGCACCATCGTAAGTAGCTTTTAAATCGTATGTGGTTTCCCCAACCTTTATAGATTTGATTGCTGCCATATCATTGTATTATTAAAGTTTCACCAACTACATCGTGATCTATTCCCTCTATGGAAGCAGTTAGGTCCTCAACAGCCTTCTACAATTCTGCTTTAGTAGCATAGTTCTTGAGAACTTCCTAGTCTACTCCAGAGCCTCCTCCTATACTTCCTCCAACAACTTTTACTGGTTTGGCAGAACTCTTAAACTGTCCTTCAATATAAATTGTTCCCATATTGTTTAAAATATTAATTGTTCATTTTCTCCATCTACCTCTACACTAGAACCTGGCTATAAAGCGTCTATCTTTTTCTACAATTCGGCTACGGCCTAGCTAATTAGTTCTTCTACCTCAGCTTTGGTGTAGTATCTCTCTATAAGATATTCGCTCCTAACATATCCAGTATCTTGTAAATCTTTTTCTCCATAGGTGCAATAATAAGTATCTTCTTCAGTCTTACTATTCTCAACTAGGTCATCATAATCAGCTTGTGGTAAGCATACAAGTTTTGGTACTTCTTCAGTAATAGCAACTTGCTTGCCTCCAGCAAATAGCCTGTTATCTTCTGTGGTAAGTTTAACAGAACTCTCAATAACTTGCTCAGTTCCTGTTTCCTCAGAAGGTTCTCCAGTTGTTCCCTATTGTACTTCTTTTTCTCCAATTTTCTAAATAGTAATATCAGAAGTTTCTACTGATGTAGATTTCAAAAGCTCAGTGCTAAATTCTTTAGCAGCAGCAGCCTAATCATCCTGATATTTTTTCTAGGTAACAAATATGAAATCATCATCTCCGGTTTCAGGAGAGTCTCCCCTTAAACTTTCTTTTGTTACGTAATCTTCGGCTATCTAATCTGATAAATTAGATAATGACTATTGAGTAGCATAAGTAGACTGAGCATTTTCCTTAGTAAGAAATTTGTCATCAACCTGCTAAATAGTATAATAAGCCTTAATATCTTCTGTAGTAACGTAGTTTCCAAGTTTTTGCAAACCTTGAACTATTTCATCAATCTACTTCTTGGAGTAATAATTTGTAGCAACCCAGGACTGATATTGATTAGTAGTATGATAATTCTAATCCAAATATTCCTTAGTAATATAAACCTTTGCATCATTTGTAACGTCATATACATAGTAATATGTATCAGGCTCTACCGTCCCTTCCTCTACTAACTTTAGATACTCTTCTTCAGTTAATGTTACTAAGTTCGGAATATCCGATTCAGTAGCAATCTAATCTTCACCTATAAATAATCCTTCAGACTTAACGTCTACTACTAACTAGCCCTCTCCCTCCACTACAGGAGATTTTATCTACCCAACAGTGATGCTTTCTAAGGAGCCATCTCCATCTACCTTAAGAGTTTTATCTAACTCGTCTTGGATAGCCTACTAATCTTCCTCATATTCTTTCTTTGTAACGAAGACAAAATCATCTCCTTCCATTCCCTCTCCTCTAAGGCTTTCTTTAGTAACGAAAATATCGTTTGTTTCTTCCTTAGTATAATACTTAGTCAGTGATAGAGCTAAAGAATCGTTAGAGACATAATTAGTAGTTAATTCTTCCAGTGTAGCATAATCTGATAGGCTAGCAATAGTGTTATCTAAGTCTGTTCTAATCTATACTACAGTAGTATTAAGAGCCTTCTATTTTAATTGCTCTTCTATCTTTTTCCCCCATTCCGCGGATAGGTAAAACTAGTTATCGTCTAAGCTATCCTCATATATATAATAATATGTCTCAGCATGAAGATATGGTTTACTTTCATCTATGGGCCTAAAATCGTCTGTAGTATTCTCAGACCATTCTTTATATTCAGCCTCTGTACAGGTGATTATCTAGATAGATTCATAGGATGCTTTCCATCCTTCCTTGTATTTAATCTTAGACTTATCAATCAGCATATAAATATTTCCGTTATCTATGTTAGCAACGGTCATACCTTGATAAGCATACTTCTCTGGAATAGAATAAAGTTCGTCTAAGTTATTAATGACTGTTCTATTATCGAGAGGCTTCGGAGTTTCTACGGTTAAAGCGACACCTAAGGTAGCATCACCTGTATATTTAAATGCCATTATTGTGATAAAGTAAAGTTAATTTGATGAGGCAATGCTGAGGAGTAAGTATCTTTCTTAGTCCATACCTTGTAAGTAAATCCATTTATCTACTCGGTAGACGTTTCCCAACCACTTAGGTCTACATTTAAATATCCAAGTCCTCCATCTACGGTAAATGAATTTAACTATGTGTTACTTCCTGGCAATTTTATAATAGCCTTACCACTTAGTGAAAATGTGATAGTTCCAGACGATTGTCCAAAAGGAACTAGCGCCTATTTAATCACACCATCAGTATTACCAGAATACCAAGGATATGTGGCTACTACCTAAGCGGTAGCGGAAATAGAACCAGCTTCTACTCTCTTATCTGTAACTTCTCCTTTATTATTTATCAAATATTCTCCAGCGGCATAACTCACTGTACCAGAGTGAGTATAAGTACCAATAGAATTATATGTATCAGACTCTACAGGAGAACTGTTAGAAGTAATAGTTTCTCGTCTGTCAGTTTCTTCTCCAGCATCATTCTTTATAAATGTAAGTGTAGGAGTTAATAAAGCAGTTCCCACTTCTACTATTTGAGAAGTAAAACTATAATAAAGCTATGGGTATACTAAATCTCTAACTACTGTTGGAAACAGTAAAGTATCAATAATTTCATTAAAGGGCTTGCCCTTAAGTTTCTCTACTGTAGTCCCTTCAATTACTGTTGAAGTAGTATCATCTGGGAGTTCCGTCTAATAAGTAGCTATAGTTTCTAAGTTAGTTTGTATATTAGTAATACTTTCAGTATTAGCTTCTACTTTAGTATTTGTCTCTTGTTGTGCTTCCTAAGTTTTCTATACTTCTTTCTTTGTTTCTTCTAGAGCAGGTTCAAGATTCTTAACATAGATACCTGGAAGGATAATAGAAGAGGTTTCCTCTCCAATCTCCTATTCTATTAAATGAATAGCATTATCTTCCTAAGTAGATAAAATCACCTCTAAGGAATTATTTTCCTTTAGTTCTATAGTTTTGGAATTTTGGAGACTATTCTTAATCCAATTAAGAATGTTTTTATCAACATCTATATTCTCAATAGCATTGTTCAACTCAACTATAGCTTCATTGATTTTTACTATTTCTTCAGATAGATTATTAATTCCTTTTCTATTAATATCAATTTCTCGCTGTAAATCCTCCTTCAATACAGATATAGAAGTTCTAATATTGCTTATATCGACTTTCAGTTCTTCTATTGCTTCTGTATTAGATTCATATTCGCTAATAAAGTATAGGGCATAGTCTAGGGCATCCTTCACAGTATTAATGCCTTCTGCAACGTCACTAGTATAGGTCCATTTTTGTTCTATATACTATACTAGGTCTTTTTGCAGTTCTATGGTTCCACTAATGTTTCCCCACAATAGACTCTACTCATCAGCAATACCTAAGTTCTTTCTTACTTTAGCTTTTTCTAGTTCTGTCCTATATTCTCCTAAATAGTTATTTCTTAAGAGAGGTATAGGCTCACATTTTATAGGCTTACCCTTTTTACCACAAGGCACTATATCTGCGTTACTTACCGAAGTGTAAATAGACTGTATCATTCTAGTTTAATAATTGCTATTTAATAAATTCGTGATTATCTAGTCTTACAGGTAGGTTAATAAAACAAATTAGATTAAGAATATCTTGATAATCTGGTTTATATCCCTTTTTGAGTTTTCTTAGAAAATCCTCATACCTTTTAATAGCCTTTCTCTTAAGAGCATCCACAACCTATACGTTTATGTCCATGGTGGTGATTGTCACAGAATCCTCCACAGGTACGGAACATCGCTAGTAATCTTTCAGCCTCCATGAATTGTTTAAAGCATATTAAATAATCTATAATGTTAAGAGTCATCCATATGAAATCTCGAGCAAATATAAGTGCTTCCTAATCTCTAGTTAGACACTTATTTAGTAAAGCATCAAAGAGTTTCTTACAATAATTAATGTAACACTACTACAAGTTTCCTGTAAAGAAAACATCTACCTTACATTTTTTTATAGTAGTTCCTTCTATGTTTCGTTCAAGAACTTCTTTAACTGTACACTCTTCTAGCTTACCTTCTACTTCTTTATATAATTTTTCTCCATCAGTAACATAGATAGTCTCATAGTATTCCTTGTATTCGTCCGATGAATTTTCATACCATTTCATATTAGGAATAATGATATGGTCTACTACGTAATAACCATCATCCTTGACCTTAAACATACACGAGTCTAAGTCTTCTGTATGGTCATTAAGTAGGACATCTATCAGAGTAGCATCGCTTATACTAACTTTGATGATAGTATTCAAGGTAGCACTCTCACTATACTTATAGGAGTCGTAAGAAGTTACTACCTCTACATCTTCATCAATATACTAGCCATATTCTTTTGAGAAATCTTCTATCAGTATTTCCCCATTAATTTGGGTATGTATATCAATACTAAATTCCATATTGCAATAATATTAAGTGTTAGGCCATTGACCGTATTGAGCTGGTGTAGAAAAAGGTCCCCACTTTCCAGATTGCTTTATACGTCTAGACATAAAAACAGAAGTAAAAGATAAACTAATATCTTGTGGATAGTCAGTCCAGGTATAAGACTATCCATCTGGAGTAGGAGGTAATTTATCAATCCCAGAGGAGGGCTGTCCATTCCAGTAGTAGTTATAGTCATAGGCTTTAATAGAGGTTACTTCTGTGGTTTCTCTCCCGTCAGAATCTATATAGAGAGGATCTCCTTTTTCATTCGTTTTTTGTTTATACTCTATAACTGGTGTTATTCCCTCGGTTCTAGTATATATAGTCTATATAATAGTAGAGACATCACTCGCTACTATTTCATAGATAGTAGTTCCCTATGATTCATCAGCTCCCTAAAAAGTAAATTTAGTTCTTTTCCATATATATGGATTCTCTTCTGTTGGAAGCTCAAAAGTATCAGACCACTACTTACTTGATAGTTTTATTTCAGATTCATTGGCAGTATTAGCAGGGAGATAATGTATTTTAATAATAATACTATTAACTGCTTCACTTGAACCGGATAAATCTGATACCTACTTAAATAATTTTTTTAAGTCGTCTTCTACATTTGATTTAGAACCGGAAGCATTACTTATAATTACTGTCCCATCAGAGATAGGATAAATCTACTACTAATCTTTGTTGTATACAATTGTTCCAGTTGCCATATTAATGTATTTGTCTTATTTTGTCATTATATGGATTTCCATCATGAAGCTAAGCCAACTCTATTTCAGTTCTTTTTTCTTCAATATCCATTTGTCTATCTTTATAAGTAGAATCAGACTGAGCTTTAAGCCAGTTAACTTTATATTCTAACTGCATCTTCTACTATTCTAATCCCAGTCTCTATTCATCTAAGCTTTCAATCTTTTGCTGAGCTTTCTATAATTCTTGCTATAACTACTGAGCCTATTGAGAAGTTTCTTCTAATTTTTCTTGTAGTTGCTGAAGCTGATTATTTTCCTCTTTGCGAACTTGAACAGCTTTCTTAACCTTATATTTAAGGTCTGTCAGACTCTTAGATGTAAGAGCCTCAAAAATAATATCTGGATCCATCTGTTGACTTTTTACGAACTCTGGAATGATTGCTTTTATAGTCTATAAATCTTCCATCACTTCTGAACTAGCAGTAATATGAATATCGTAGTCAGTAACAGTAAAATACTCAGGAAGTGCGGTGAATATCTGTTGATATTTATCCCCAAGTATAATAGTTCCAGTTAATCCTTTCTTATAAGTAACTTTAGCCTAATTAAGACTATCTAGTAGTATCTCGCAGGTTATTAAATCCATCTGCTAAAAATAGTGCTTAGTTACTATATACGAGTTAGCTACTCCCTACTTAATATTAGTAACTGCATCTCTAGTTTCTATACCGTTAAGTCGTTCCCTAAATACTCCAGTTATTGATGATGTAGTTTGTTCTACTGATTGAATAGCTAGTTCAATAGCCTATACAGCCTATGCTTTTAAGGTATCATCAAATCCGTTATATATCTAGTTTGGAGCTTGCTGTCCGTCATTCCTACCTTCTTGGCTTGAGTCTATCCACATGATACCACCTTTTTTATAAGCTAACCATTTTTGTACTCGTTCTGGCCATTTAACTCCTAAGTTGGTAGGCAACAGAGACATATCCATAATAACTCCAGCAGTACCACTATTAGCTATTAGATTATCTCTATAATAGTTTAATAAGTCGTATCTATCCTACAGATGTGCACATTTTAATATAAGAGAATAAGGCTACTAAGAGCGATTTAAGAAATATACTCCATTTACCGATAAAGAACAGAAGTTGGGATTATCTTTAGACCTCATAACAGTCTTGTCTAATCCTCTAAGAATATATATCTCTTCTCCTATTCTGATAGTATTGTATCTCTACATCACAAAATCATCATCTGTTTCAATCCATTCAACATCATAGACTGGGATTAACTAGAACCTATGAGCACTATATTCATTGTCTGGATAGCCGGGAATGGTTTCATGATTCTAATCTTCATTTACTACTGTACAAGTATCTCCATATACTCTTCTATAAACAGCAGCTGAATCATCAGCTCGCCATTCATCTTTTAGTCTTCTTAAATCTTCTCTAGATATTTCTTTGCCATATTTAGCTAAAATCTAACTCTTACTCATCCACTTTCTTACTACAACTCTATATGAGTTCCTTACATATGGAGATTCTGGATTTCTATCAACAAATGTATTAAGTGGGTTTAATACCTCTATTTCAATATTAGTTCCAGAAGCCGATGATTTCACTCTAAAGAATGTATAACCAGTAATTAATAAGTCTGTTAGTAACTAACGTAACTTAGTAATTAAATCGGTTTCTCTGGATTGCATAATATAATGTACTATATTCTAAGCTGCAATTTCATATTGAGAAATAAAGGATTGGTCAATATCCTATATAATTTTATCTAACTAAGTCTTTACAGCTTTATCAGTAATATCCTTGCCATCAATAAACTTAAGAATTGAATTACTTAAATGGTCTTTCAAAAACTTTACTATTCCCTTGGTTATTTCTAGCTATTTTTCTCTTGTTATATTACTGATAGTATCTGAATCTTTGCAAGAAATTTTCGGAAGTATAGGAGTTCCTAAATATTCTCCAACTAGAGCATCTACGTGTTTCTTTAATAAAGGCGTAAACTCTACCGAAGTGGGGCTACCTATTCCGAAGTTTTCTTCCAGATAACGGAACTATTCAGGATCTCTTTTACCATTATAATAATTATAAGCTTTCTGTAACTCATACTTATCATATACAAGTTCCGCAATAGCCTCGTTTGTCTTGTCTATTAATTCCTTCTCTTTCATAACATAAATTATGTTGTTCTGGAGGAAGTTTAGTAGCGTTATAATACTTAACTCTTTGCAACTTCCTACTTCTTAATTCTTCCTTAATAAATGGCAGAAATTCTTCGTCTGGTAAATCTGCTATTATTACTAATGGCATTTCTGACCTATCAAAGTTAAAAGAGACTTTATACCCAACTGGGTCTAAACTCTCAATATCTAGTCCGCCTATATACTCCATTTTGTACAAGTCCCTCATATATTCTAGGATCACTTGTTTCAACTCTGTATGGGTCATCATATTCGTTTCTTTGCATATTAAGTTCAGGAGTTTTCTTAGTTGGAATAACTCCAAATCTTTTAATTCCTCTCTCGTCGTAATAGTAACCAAAATCTTGGAACTATTCAACTTCTTTCTCCACAAGTACGGGCTGTCTTCCTGATAGCTCTTGGTCTGCTAACTCAGTCATACCTACAGCGGCTACAATATCATACTTACCCTTATTTTCATCATTATATGCAGTGAACTATTCTAGCATTTCTTCGAACCATATAGTATGGCAATAGTCTTCTATAAAGGCGGCTGTTAAATCAGTATGCTATTCGATTATAGTTTTTGTAGCAGGAGTTCCATACTATTTAGTAGTTCCATTTCTAACGTCAGTTAGAGTAGCTCTTGGGCGCTTCATAAAATAGTTAAGGCATCCTTTTTCTCTAGCCCAAGTAACCATACCCATACGAGTAGCTTCTATATTTATTTTACAATTATAATAGCGAGCTAAACACATAGCTATTTTATAGGCTTCTCTGATGTCTCCAGGTCTATCCTTGTACATAGCAACATACTGAGGGTCATTCATACCAAACGCACGTTTCTTAATCGTTATGCAGAAATCAGACGGGTCTCTGGTTTCCTTAGAAGTCTAATTCGCTCCAATATCAATACCGTCTATACCTGCTACATATAAGTCTCGCATCTCTTTATAAACTGGAACTTCAAAATCCTAGCCATTATCTTCTGCCTCCTATCTAAGCTTTTCCATTTGTTCTTTATATAAGTCAGACCATATTGGATGCTCTAGAATTTTTACTTTGCCATTCCTGTTAGGAATCCATTTAAAACCATCAATATTATCCTAAGTATGTTTATTATTTTTGTAAAAATAATCAATATAACCACATTCGGGTCTTGGGCCAATTTGTTTAAGTCTTATATTAGCTATCTATTCGGCAACTAAAATTTTATTAAACTTATTAACACCTTCTAGATTAAATGCTTCTTCTGCATTCCAACAACGTTCAGCGCATTTCTTTAGGTAGTCTTCTGGTACAGCTAACAGATTATCTCGCTCCTCCTATAAGAATTTCTTATATTCCACAGTATTACATACTCCTCTGTGGTCCATAAATTCTGGATTCAAAGATTGTATAAAGTATGGAATAAAGAATCCACTCTCTATAGTAGTCCCATCCTAAGTCCAATTATGTCTAAATGGAAGAATCTTATATGCTCTTGGATTATAGTAAATCTTTTTTAAGCCCTCTAGAGGAGCACCCATATCACCGCCAGTACCTCCAAACAACATTGTTCCACGAGGCATACCTTGAACTTCACAAAGTTCTTGACCTTGTACCACAGCGGTATCAAGTCCAGGCCAGGAACCAGCTTCATCATATATTAATAAATCTACACGGTCTCCACGAATGTTAGATGGTTTAGCTCCGTTAATTGCTACAACCTCAGATTTAAATCCTACGTCTTCAAACTAACCATTTATTTTGATTTGTTTACCTGATTTCTTTCTCAAATCCTGGTCAATAAGTCGCAATTTAAAAAATCCTCCTCCAGTACAGGTATTTAAGAATGTAAGAGCATTGTCAAACTTACTAAAGGTACCCTTAAGGAAGGTATCATTAAAGCAAGTAATCATAACCCTACTTCTTCTAATAATAGAGTACATACGAGCAGAAAGAGAGGCGTTTATTTCAGAGAATCCAATAGAACGAGCTTTCATTAAAGCTGCGTGCTTGTGTAGCACCCTAGCCATCTATAGATAATGAAAGAACGTATAATGTGATGCAAAGAATATTGGGAAGTCATTATCAGTACCCTCACCAGAGGCTTTCTACTAGTCAATAGTAGGTAACTAATAGAAATTTAAGAAGAAGTAATTATCTCCAGTAATGGTGTATCCATTAACTGTCATTCCATACTTACATCTTCTATATTGCTCTTTCCAAAATTCGTTGTACCGCTTACTATCTCTAAGGTAGGGACAGTATTGACCAGTTCGTTTATATACTTCCCTAGTCTCGGTAAACCAATCTGGATTAAAGTCCAATCCATGAGTTTCGTCAATAGGTCTGTATCCAGTTATTTCATAAGATAAGGTAGGGTCAAATACTTCTATTTTATCTCCTATTTTAACATCCCAATAGTCAGAATTTCTGACCCTTTCCTCTCTTATTTTCTATACTAATTCTCTAGCTTCTTTAGCATCCTCTTTCTATTCTTTTTCTCTTACCTAATCTACAATATTCTATATTTCTTCAGGTAATATCTTTTTTCTTGGCATAATTAAAAGTCTCCTGGGTCAAAACCATCCACAGCTCCAGCTCTAACAGTAGATTGTTCAGTAAGTTCTTTCTTAACCTAGTCTTCTAGTGTTATGAGTTCTTCATGAACTTTGTGAAGGGTAGCCATTTCCTTCATTACTTTTTCAGCCTGGAATACTGGCTTGCCGTTATTATCACGCTCATTTAAATCTACAATAGTTTCGAAATAATCAATAAACTAGTCTGCAGCTCTTTTAGCTGCTTCCAGTAATTTTATTGACTTGTTTGAATCTTGTAACGCTCTGTACTTCCTACAGGCTTCTCTAAATATAGGGTCGTTAAATTCCGACTCTGTCAATCCAGAATCACTAATAGCTTCGTCATGTCGTTCATGTTCCGAATACTAACTGTACGGACTTTTCCAGTCTATAGCTAAATAAATGTAAGATAGTTCTCTAGTAGCTCTATCCTTTTCTGCAGATTTATCCCTCTAGATTAAAGCCTTAAATTCCTTAACTAGCAATATCTCTGGTTCATTTATTTCTAGCTATTTAGTTAAAGTGTTATAGTTAAATACATTCATAATCATTAATCATTATCATACACATTAGATAATCTTATTATTTCTTTTTCATTTTGGAACCGCACTTATTGACTTTCATTTTTGAGCCACAAGCGTCTTTCTTAGCATATTGTTTTCTGTCAGGAACCCATTTTCCTCCCTGGAAATTACCCTTATGTCCTTTATTGGCCATAGTTTCCTAATCATTGTATTTATTGATTGATATAGAATCTCTTGAGGCTTCGTCTCTAGCAGATTTCATATCTTTCTTATACTAAGCTCTTCCTGCCTTAAATTTATCAACTTCATTAGCTTTCTTAGTAACTTTAGTTCCTTTTTGTGCTTTCTGGCAAGCTTTACAGATTCTACCGCCTTGCTTAAAATATACAAGCTCTTCTCCTTCTGGACATACTCCTTTTAGCTTCTTATAATACTCAAGCTTAGCTCCAAGCCTAGCCATTACTCCTCCTTGCATTTTCTGCATAAATTCCTGATACTTAGCTTTAATGCCGTCTTCACCTAATTGTTCAGCATAAGCTTGTAAATCCTGTTCAGACTATATCTGAACTCCCTATGACTGCGCATCCTATATTAAATATGCCACAAACGCTTTTTGTAATTCTTGTTGATTATTCATTGTTCCTCCTTGTTGAAATTTAGTTGTAGGTCCCGGAGATAATGTTAATGGTTCAGCTTCTGATTTTCTAGAATTCCATACATCTCCAAGATAATTAAATAATCTCAACCTCCTATGTATCCCAAAATCTCCTCCTTGTACTGTATTTCCCATAGTATATCTACTAGTGGCCTGTACAGGATTTACTTTAGGCTTACTTGAAGGCTACTCGGCTCTTGTCTATTCACTAGCTGGCTAACGGCCTCCTGTAATAGTTGGTATTCCTCTACCCCAAGTAGTTCCTTTTGTTGTAGCAATTAGGTCTGGAGATTCTATACTAATCTAAGTACCTAACTAAGGAATCTGAATGGCAGAAGGTTGTTTAGGCTTACTTGAAGGCTACTCGGCTCTTGTCTATTCACTAGCTGGCTAACGGCCTCCTGTAATAGTTGGTATTCCTCTACCCCAAGTAGTTCCTTTTGTTGTAGCAATTAGGTCTGGAGATTCTATACTAATCTAAGTACCTAACTAAGGAATCTGAATGGCAGAAGGTTGTTTAGGCTTACTTGAAGGCTGTCCTAAGTCTGTAGTATATACAGAATTTCCCCACATAAACTGTTTTAGTCCTCTCTCTCTAGCAGCCCTAAAAGCTGTCTTAAAATCTTTAACACCTCTTAAATCATCCTAAGCTATTTCAGCAGTAGGAAGAGGTTCTAATCTTGTGGGTAATGAAGGCATTTCTGGAGCATCAAAATATGTCTCTTGTAACTTAGGCATTTTCTATTGTGCGGTTCTTCTAATAATGTCTGGATTAGTTGCCCAAGTCTAATGCAACTACCTCAAGGTTCTCTCATCTAAGTCCGCATCTCCGTAAATAATTTTGATATTACGCATCAATTCAGGGTCAAACTACACTTTAGCCATTACTCTTCTACTTTAATTAAATCCTTAGTATTAAACACTGCTTCCTACATAAGTCCGGAATCAGTAAACCATCTACATCTTAATCCTCGTAATCCTTGGTTATCTTTAAATAAAGCTGCTTCTCTTCTTAGAACAAGCATAACTGGAGAGTGCATTACTTTACACTACCGTAAAGTAACACAATCCCCAGGCTTAAAATAAACTTTTTCATCAATTGTTTCCATGCTTCAATTCGTCTCTTCTTTCAGTTAGTTTCTCATTAACTACAGCCATGATTCTATTCTCATTAACTACTACAAATCCTAGTTTATAGAATGGAACCATACATTCGCTAGCTATTGTATAAAATACAATATCTCCAGGCTTCAAGAACTCACACTTGTGTCCTACTTCTATCACAGTTCCTACTTTAATAAATTGTTGTTCTTCTTCAATTTCTCCAGTCTCATTAGATTTATAAGTAGGAGTAAATCCACCTAAATCAGTAATAAGACCACTTTTAGTAGTTTTTATTTTTTGGAATGGGTTTCGTTCAAAAGGTTTAATTAATGCATACCCATACATCGGCATAATTTCAAGTCCATTCATATCGTTAGATAATGACTTAGCGTAATCCTCTAGTGCCTGATTATGTTTGGAGAATTTATCCTCTAACTCATCTACTGCGGTATTAAACTTCTCTTGTTTTTCTCTTAATAATGTTTGGTCTGCAGCTTCTCCATTTAAAATAAAATGTTCTCCCGTACCTTCCATTCCAGTTAATGATAGTGCTAGTTTTTCGTTACTGTTTAATTCTGTTCTTAAAGTTTCCATAATCCATTTTACCATTTACATAAATCACAATGTTCATCTTCAATTCTTGTTTTATTCTCTAATATACAACCACATTCATCGCACACTTCCCCAACAGATGTTTGTAATTTATGGGAACAAGCGTCACAAATTTTTAATCTTTTGGTTGCCAAATCTTGATTTATTCCGAATATATTGAAATATATACTTTTCAATATTGTCAAAGGTTTAGTAAATATTGCTTTAATCCACTTCCATATTATATCTTTTTCCTACTTTGTTTCCCTATTTATATTTTGGACAGTAAGTATATAATGCTTATCTAGTTTATATAATATAGGAGTTCCATAAATTACCATTTCCCTGCTGGACAATGTTTCTTTTCGTTTGGAATCTTCTTCTCTAGTAAACATCCACATCCCTTTATATACCCTTCTTTAGGGCTTATACTTATATCATTATTCTTTGGATTTAGATACAAATGCCCATTACATAATCCATTATCTTGGTCACATATTGGACAGCGTCTACATATCTCAAATCTTTCTTCTATTTCCTCTAGTGTCATAATTAATATTCAATACGTTGACGTTTTCTTTTATTTTCTGCCAATATAGATTCCTTCTTATAGAAGGCTAGCATTTTTATAACCTCATCTTTTAGATATGGCAAATGATATACTGTCATATTATCATTATGGTCGAAATGTACCAAAACCAAATCCTCTATTTCAAACTCTGGATTTTTCTTTTGAATCATCCAAGCATAAGTACTTAATTGTAAAGTATAGTGCCAGTAATTAACATCATCTAAATTATTTAGAGGATATTTCATCTTAACAGAAGTTTTAGTTTTAGAATTGAAGAAACTCTTAGTTTCTATTTTCTTATTGGTCTTCCAGTCTCCTATAATTATCTTATTTCCTCTTTTAACTAATAAGTCAATCTGTCCTGCTATTCTTAGCTTTCCATCATCCGATACTCTAGATATTAAATACTCAGGATATACACCATTCTCTAAGTCTAATTCATTGTGGTCTTTTATACACTCGAACTTGCCACCTATTTGATATTTACTAAGGTCTATGTTCTGTTTCTTTTTATAGAAAGAGTTTTCCAAATCTGCATGGATTTTAGTTCCCCTCTCGCATGAGTTTCTATTCTCTAAATCCCAAGCATCTAAGATAGCTTGTTGCTCTTTATTAAACTCGTCTTCTGTAATGTTATGAAGTTCAAGTAGAACTTTATCAAATTTCTTAGTGTTTAACAAAGACTTTTTTTCTATAGCCCAATCTTCTTTAGGTAAGAGTTTCTCTAGTGCTTTATATGCTGACCAGAACTCCTTATCAAATGGTTGGGTGAAAGAATGAATTAAAGTCGTTACAGATATAAACTTCTGTTCTGGCTTTGTAACATCATAATAAATATGAGCTTCTTCCTCAAAAGCTATGTTCCCATTTTGTTTTGTAATTTTACTTTTGTCCATTAGTCATAATTCATTTAATCATTTATCACATTTATCTATATTTATTTGATACTTTTCAAGTATATTAATATTCTTTGTAAGATACAAATCAATAAATAAGACATTATATTAAAAATGTCTAATATGACAAAAATGGTAACATTTGGATGTCCAATTTTTAAAAACGGGTCAGGTATTCATATTAAAGAGAAAAACAAAGGTAAATTTACTGCCTCTGCTAAGGCTGCAGGATAGTCTGTACAGGAACATGCTAAATCTGTACTAAACAATCCTAATGCTACTCCGCTTCAGAAGAAGCGTGCTAACTTTGCTAGAAACGCGGCTAAATGGAAACACGAAGATGGAGCTAAGATACATAAACCAAGTGGACATAGATCTATTCTAGATAATGGATGGATTCCTACTACTAGATTAAAGAAAGGAAATTATGGATTAATTAAAACAAGAAAGCAATGAGCGCTGTAGTTAAATTAATTAAAGAATTTATACTTAAGATATATCTTTATTTACTATTTATATTTAATAAGTAATATGGACTATAATAGAGCAACTCTTTATGCGGCTACTGGTCGTACTTTATTACTCCCTGGCTGGAAAGGGGATTTTTATTGGGACTATACTAAGAATGAATTAAATTTTAGAAATGGAGACTATCATTTAGATAACAAATAGCTCAAGGAGAAAGGAGTTATGGAACGTAATGATTGGTATTATATAATATGATAATTAAAAATAATATTATACCGTTTGGAGGTTATAAAGTAATTAATCTGTTTGGATTAATATTTACTAAGTCGGATTTGACTGATGAGGATAAGAATCACGAGAATATCCATTCAGTATAGATTTTAGAATGTGCAATAGCGTTTGCAATACTTATATCTATATTATTTGGATTAGAATGGGTATGGTTAGCTATTCCATCTTTCTATATCTGGTATGGATTAGAGTATTTAATTATACGACTATTAAGACTTAAAGATTCTCAAAATGATTGCTACAGAGATGTAAGCTTTGAAGAAGAAGCTTATATGAATGAAGACAATTTACAGTATCTAGAAGGATAGAGAAAGATGTTTTCATGGATAAAATATCTAAAAGTTAATGCATAACAAAATAGGCGAACTTAGACAATTAAGTCTAGGCTCGCCTATTTTTATTTACTATTATACGTACAAGTGATTCTGTTTGGCTCTTCCCACCAAGGTTTATCTGAAAGTGGAGTTCTGATGCTATTGGGCCAATTTATAATTGGAGTAGTTTCCTCTACTATAGCCTCCATTATTTTAAATAATGTATCCAAGTCTAGCTCTGGAAGCAGCTCATGAATATTAGTTATTGTTTTCTTATAATTTATCATACCCTTCAAAAGTGTCGTTAATAATTGCTTTCTCTATTGTAGTATCTTTATATAAACCATGTTGTAGTATATTTCTTACTTGATGGTCTACTTGATTCCATATATCTAATAATATAGAAGAATCATCTGAAAGACTATATTGTGGATAGCTAGCCCTTAAACTGCTAAGTACTTTGCCATTAATGTAAATGTCAAATACGAAATTTTTTATATCATCTGTAGTTTCTCCAGAAATTCCTTCAGCTCTTTGTAAAAGTTTAAGAGCCTTTTCATATACTTCCCTTTCTTCACGCTTAATTCTTGAAGAATTGAGCATCATCATATTTGCGGCTACTGACATATTAGTACGATACACTTAGCTTATTTAAGTTGTCTAGATAATCTAAGAACCATTGTTCGTTTTGTTTTCCTTCTTCTACAATAGTATTAATTAAAGATTCTGTAGCTAATAGTGTTATTTCTGCTAGCTCCTCTAATTCCGATTTAGTAAGTTCGTTATATTTTTCAATCAAGTTTAACATAATCCATCCAGTCTTTTATATATGATTTACATTCTTCCAAATCTGGATAGATACTTGTTATAGAGCATCCAGTTTTCGGATTTTTAAAGTGATGCATCTTAGTCTCTTCTTTTTTCTCCTCTTCTGTATTTCTATTTAATGTTCTATTCCAATAGTTGTACTTTTCATCTAACATTTCCATATCACATTCCTCTAATATTTTCATATTAGGGTTATTCATTATCTTGTCGTATTTTCTCTTTAAATTAGAGACTTTGACAACATCATTTCCATTTAATACAACTGCACACTGTTTCATTTCAATACCTTATAAGTACATATCTTGCCTATCTGTTTTCCTTGAATTGTTATTTGCGGAAGAAAATAGCAGGCTTGATTCTCAAATTCTTGAGGTACAAAGATATAATCAAACTTACTTCCAACTACCTTCTCACAAACTTTATTCCAATCGTCTCCCTCTTCTATAATAAGAGTTTTAGCTCCTGTTGGAGTTACTACATAATTCTCATTTAATTTTATCATAACTATTAATTTTGGCGTTGCCCTACTAGGATTCGAACCCAGACTAAATGATTTAGAGTCATCTGTGCTGACCATTACACCATAGGGCAGTAACTTATTTCTCTTTTAGAGATTTATTTTCTGCTGCCAATTTCTCTAGTTCTTTTCTTAATTGTTCATTTTCGTGAAATAAAGCCTGCATAGTAGCGTTGATATTAGCTAATAGTATTCTCATTTGAGCAACCTATTCATACATAAGCTTTCAGTTGTTCAATTCTCTTTTTAGCTATATCTGACAATGCCATTTTGAATTTAGCAATACCAGCTCTTACTGTTTCTAACTTGCCGCTTTCTAAGCATTCTTGTATTTTATGAACTTCAAGCTCTCCTAGATATTCGCATACATCTATAAATAAATCATCATCTAGAGATTCTAAATATTTCTGGAATTGGTCTGCCTCTTCATTAGCTAGACAGCTTTCTTCCTTCTATCTTTCATAAGATATTAATAAGAACAAAGAATCGTCGGTAGATTCGGACTTAATAGTTAGCCCATTACCAGACATATAATATTCTTGATTCGTATTAATTGCCTCAACTAGCTATTTAAACTAGTCCTAATTTAACAATGTTTCTAAGTCTGTAATCATAATTGTTTTCTTTTTAGTTATATACAACAATAACCTCCGAAAAGTTAAACGCAAAGTTAAAAAATTCTAATTCAAATATTATACATATTTTATATATTAAGGGGAAAGCCGGTACAGGTACTTTATATAAATAGCCCCCTGGGGTTATTATAAATTCCGACTTTTATATTTGGAGGGCAATTACCTAGATTCCAAAAATTCATAGAGTGAGTGTAGTGGCGGTCCACCACTACGTTAGACCCCCCCTGGGGTTCGTAGTGGAAAATAAATATCCATATATATAATCCCTAACCATATAAGAGTAATAATTATAAATTTTATAACAATGGCAACAGAAAGAAACAGCCGAGAAAAGGGTGAAGCACTCGCAGCGGCACAGGGTACACAAATCAAGGATTTTGCAGCAGCAGGAAAAACTAATTTACCACCTACGGAACTTGCAAACGTGGAAGTAGGGGAAGAGTTCACAATTCCCAATGACTACAAAATCTATGAACGTGAATTTAACGGTAACAAATATCAGTTTGTTGTTACCGAAGAAGGAAAATTCTTTTACGTTTCATGGCTCACACGTGGAGCAAAGCCCAAAGACGGGGGAGATTTTGTAAGACCTAAAGGTACAGTAATCGAAAAGTTTTACAAAAATCCTAATGCCTCTTACGATGAGGCATTTAAGGACATCACTGGGAAACCTATGATAGTAAAAGAATTTACCAAAGTTGAAGGTGAAAACTTTACCACAAAGGTGGCAACCATCGACTTTGTAAAATAGTTTAACATTGGGTAGGGGTGACAGACCTACCCTATAAATTTAAACATTATGACAAAAGAATACGTTGAAGAAAGATATAACCTATTATTTGAACGGGGTTCAATCTCGTGGTTGGTCAATGTTGCATGAGCAATTTAATAGATACGTGTTTTGCCCAGATAACCGCAAATCATTAATAGCGGAATATTTAGTTTGGGGTGATGGCACACCTAAAACTATTGAGCAAATCAGCTATAAAGAATATGCCGTTATCAAACCATATTTAATTAAAGAGGGAGAATAATCTCCCTCTATTCATAATTAATATAAAGGTATAAATAGCCTGTATACAGGCCCCAACATTACCCGAGTGAACAATAAATGTATAATTACTAACAAAAAAAAATTATTAGATTATGGCAACTGAAAAGAATGCTAGACAGATTAGTGAAGAAAGAGCTGCTGCTCAAGGTGAAGTATTCAACTCTTTCAAAGATGCAGGTGTAGGGGCTGTTCGCTCTCTTGAATTGAACAATATCAATGAAGGAGAAACGGTGACGATTCCTAAAGACTTTAAAATCTTCTTAATGCCTATTAGCGGAACAACCAACAAAGCTGCCAAAGTTATTACTGAAGAAGGTAAGGACTTCTGGATTGGCTGCTTGACTCGTGGCGCTCGTCCTGCTGACGGTAGTGATTTTGTACGTCCAACTGGTACTGTTGTTGATGCTGTTCAGAAGCACGCTACAATGGATGAAGCTTTCAAGGAAGAGCTTGCCGGTAAGAAGATTAAGTTTGAAAAGAAAACCGTTGTGGTAGCCGAGTTCAATGGCGAAACAAGAAACGTCAACGTGTGGACGCTTAACTTCGCTTAAACGAAGTTTTGTAACTCTTAAAGGCAAAATGTATAAGGATTGGTTAGTCACCGGTCCTTATACTCGATACAAAGTGAAAAACGGTGAGAATTATCACTTAAAAAGTGGATATTTTCTTATCAGAAATCACTTAGTATTGAGATATATTCCTGGGAAGTTTACACTGTAACTGTTATTAGTATTTTCAATGTTCAACGCGATAGTTCGGTAAAGGAAGGAGAGAAATTATCACTAAAAGACCCTCAATTTCCGGACTTTTTCCGATTTTCAAAAAAATCCGCCAGAGTAGGAGTTATATAGCTCACACTCTCTATGGACATTATTTAGTATTTAGCCTATAAAAAGGCAACAAAAAGCGAGGCTACGCAGAAGAGCCTAACACCAAAAATAACTGCTACAAATTCTATGTGCATATTCGCAAACTTGAGCACTATAGGATTTAGGTTGAGCTATAAGGATTGGTCACTTATAGCAATATTATGAGTACTGCTGATATCACATATAAAATATGTTATACAATTATGTTAGAAGTTGCCAGGTCTAAGAAGCCTGATTAAAATCTCTAGATAGTAAGAGAGAACCTCATAAGGGTTCATTTTCCATCTCGAACCTATTCGCAAGTTTATAGACTAGCTATCTATAAATTTAGTGATGGAATACCAACGAAGTTGGTGTTTTGCGAACGTTGATATCAGCATGGAAAACTGAGAAATAATCTCCTATCTTATTCTAGATATAGATAGGATTTCCCTACTAGTATAATGGATTGCGTCTCCCTTTAAAGGAGAAGATTCTGGTTCAAGTCCAGAGTAGGGATGTTGTGATTATTACTTTTCAGCTACAGTTCGTGAGAATAGTAGCTTTAACTAGAATATTAATTTAAAACTATATAAATATGATAATCATTTTATACATAATAGCTATCATAGGCTATAAATGTAAGAGTGTAGGAGTATGCCTGTTTTTCGGACTTTTAGCTACAATGCTACTTTGTTGGAGAATAGGCTCAGAAATAGGACATGCAATATAATTAAAATGAAAAAGATTAAAACTTATCCAAATCATTTAGAGATTATAACCTCAGTCTTTATTCCTTATAAAGATTTTGATGTCCCAACCGTTACAATCCAAGACATTATGAATGCCTGTGGATTCCAGAAAAACTAAAAGCTGAACGGAAAGGTGTAGGATTTGAACTCTTCATATCCTTTGTTCTAAGTCATCTCCGATGACTAAAATAAAAAACTCAATAACTTCCCAAGACATGAGATCGTCAGTATGTTAAACGTATGTATGATCCAACTAGAGACAGATTCTTAGACATGTACAAATACAGAGATTCTGGAGATAACATGATTACCGGACTAATTAAAATCCTCTGATGAGTCTTTGAAAATTAAGACGAAACTACCCATCTTTGGGTAGTCAGGATTAAAAAGAAAAAGAAATGAGAAAGTACAACAGATTAAATTGCGATTCAACTGTTCGCGCAAGATTTATAGATACTTGGGGACGAGTAATAACTTTAGTCGGAACCCATGCCTTCGAATATGCCATTCACATAGAAGGAGTAAGAACAGTTACTGAAACATTTGAGAATGGAACATTAGTAAGAAAAAGATTTAACGAATTAAAAAAGAAACCATGAGAAAGAGATTTAAGATGAGCAGAATTGCTTCATCAGACAACTATGAGTTATCAAGAAAGATTCACGCAATGTACCTCCAAAGATTTCACGAGGAGAACATAGAAGTGATTACAGAGATTTCATCTACATTAGTAATCAAAGAACAAAAGTATATTCGGGTATTTGGGAAGTTAATTCCTGTTTCCGAAGAAGAATTGAGAATACATAACACTTTAATATCTGTGAAATGATGGAAGATTTGTTAACAATAGTAAGATGGGCAATAGCATTGCCTGTTTGGTTGCTAGAACATATACTTAAGGCTATGACCTTAATAGTTCTGGTATTGGTAATCATCGTCATGGCGGTATTATATCCGCTATTTCGGTCTATCTGGTGTAAGACAGGACAGTCTGTGATTTTTAAGTATGCAACAAAATGGAGAGGAAACTATCCGCTAACCAAAAAAGTATTTGACTTATGGCAATGGTAAGAAGAATTACCGAAATAAACGGTGAGATAATTGTGGTAGAAACTACGATTATCGTAGGAGAGATAGTATTGATTACAGTACAAATAAATGGAGAACTAGTTCGCTATGAAATATTATCTGTTAGACAGTTATGGGAAGGTCGTTAGGGCCTTCTCAAGCTGGTCTGAGGCTAACAAATTTCGTATAACTAGAAATAGACCAGATTGGAGGATTGTATGACATACATCGTTGTATTTATAATCATGTGGAACATGATTGAAGACGAATGAAAACAGTATTAACCCATACAGGAAAAATCTATGTTGATACAGAACATAGACTAGAGTTCTTAACTGTAGGAGACTATGGTAAGGAGAACAACATCAAGGCTGATTTCTTAGGTCTAACTAAGGAAATCAATGGAGTTGGGTAGCAACTATTTCAACTCAGAAAGGCTGTCCTATGCATTGTAAATTCTGTGATGTTCCCAAGTTTGGATTCTATGGAAATGCTTCTATAGAAGATATGGATAGACAAATCCGAACTATTATAGAAGGCGAAAGTGTCAGAGAAACAGACAGGTTTAATGTACACTTTGCTAGAATGGGAGAACCAACATGGAATGATAATGTATTAGCATTTGGACTTGCTCTCAGAGGTGTGGTTAAGTCTGCAGGGTTAATAGCTAAAACTGTTCATCCAGTAGTTTCCACGATGCTTCCGAAAGCAAATAATAAGCTTACAGGTTTGGTGTAGCATAAAAAATGAGTTCTACAGACGATGAACAGAGAAATGAGCTGTTTGACTCTAAGAGTTTGTCACTAGCACAAATTTCCCGGTTGGCTGACGAGTTACCAATGCCAGTAGGCAGAAAGTATACTCTAAATTTTCCAGTAACCTCACAAACTATTCTCGATGCGAAGGAATTGTCAAAGCTATTTGATAGGGAGAAATTTATTGTTAAAATCACTCCTATACATGAAACAGCTTCTGCTATAGAGAATGGTTTCCAGGTAACTGGATACTCTGATTATGACGTCGCTTTGAACAACCTTTATTGAAAGAAGGTTGGGGTGTTTGTTCCATCTAAGGAGGAAGATTCTGACCGAATTACTTGTGGGAACGCACTAATCTCTGAAGAGAAGATTTAACAATTCTTAACTAAGAGAAATCTAGATTATACTATATAATAGTAGGCAAACTCTTAGTTATCCTTTCCTTAGTTCAATGGATAGAACCTCTGTCTTCTAAACAGATAATTCCAGTTCGAATCTGGAAGGAAAGACTATTATTCTCCCTTAGCTCAACGGTAGAGCTTTCGACTTTTAATCGAAAGACAAGAGTTCGACTCTCTTAGGGAGAACCAACTTTAAATAATTAAGCTATGATAAATGTAGACGAATTAAGAAACAAAAAGTAGCTCGGAGAAATAGGAGAGCGTATAGCCATTGGTGAATTATCAAAATATGGATTAGATATTTTATTACCAATGTCTGACAATCTACCATTTGATTTTGTTATATATTATAATAACAAGTTTTACAGAACTTAGGTGAAAACTACTGCGAGTAATAATTATAACAAAGGGACCGTTCACAAATACAACGAGGATGAAATAGATATTATGATATGTTGCGACCTTCATAACATCTATATATTTCCAGAATGTGATGTTGCTAATAGAAATTCTATTACTATTAGGGAGGAACCTCCAGCTAATAATTAGACAAAAGATTGCATCATATCTATAGAAAGATTAAATTATACTTTCTCTAAGATAGAGAAATAATTCCCTATTAATAGGGAAGTCTTTTTCTTTTATTCCGCTAGTAAACATTTGTTGTGAAACACGTGTTTGCATCTGGGTATAGTCGAGTTGGTAAGATGCTACATTTGGGATGTAGAGACCGCAGGTTCGAGTCCTGCTATCCAGACAAGAAGTAATCAACATCCACTATTAGTACAGCAATTAGGACTGTAGGGTGCCTTTTAGATGAATCCCTGATTACTCCGATTAACAGAGGTGAGTTCCCTTAAAATTGTTACCACGCACTAGTGCGGCTACTAGAGGACTTGGGGTGCCAAGAGGAAGAATTGTAGTAGCTATGTTAATTAGAACAAATCTGTTAATTGCTTTATGGGATAGCGCCAACGATGGAGAGTTGGGACGGACTGTAAATCCGTTGCCTTTAGGCTTAGTAGGTTCGAATCCTACCTATCCCACAATTATGTAAAATAACTTACCAAAAGATGATAAGAATTTCTAGAATTGTAGCTAAGGATAGAATAGCAGATTTGCTAGACTTGAATTTCGTATCTAAGATAACTCTTAGACAAGGTAGACAAGGATTCAAAAATCCTGCAATTTGCAGAGTGGAAATCTATCTCCAAGTAGATAATGATACAGAATACTTTAATAGTGTTATGAGTAACATTGTTGACTGGGGAAAGGAGCGTAATTGTAATATTGCTGTTACCACAGCAAATATGGCTCTACATGATGGATTTATTAAAGAGTCTGCATTTGATGACTTTGATTATCCTATGCCAAAAAAGTATAAGGACTTATGCAGCGTATATTCTGACGAATATTTTAGACTATTTAATAGGAGAAAGATATAATGGAAGACAAATATGAAGGGCTATCTGATGAAGAACTCAAAGAAATCTTCGAAGATATGCAGGCAGACTATTGGATAGATTATTATCAATCTATCTATGAATAAAACCCTATTAGCGAGACCTAGGATATGGATTTTAGAAATATGTATACCCACTGCATATAGGTTAGTCATATTTAAATGAGGAAACCAGGGTTCTCTACTAGGTCGATTCGGGATTGTAACCGGTAATTGGTAGCCGCGCAGACTGTAAATCTGCTCTCTTTTGAGACTGGAGGTTCGAGTCCTCCCAATCCCACACTAATTTCAATATATTATGATGATATTTGTATATTCAGCATTTATATACGTAATAAGCACGTACATAATTGGCCTTTATATGGCAGTAAATGAACGATTTGTTACAGTTAGAAGACTCGCAATAATGGCATTACCAGTAATAAATACTATATTTGTTAATAGTAATACTATTATTTGATATTAAACCATTTATAAAAACAGTTATAAACGAATTTAAAGAAATTACAAAATGACAAATTATGAGTACGGAGAAGGATACTTACCAGAAATCTGGTACTAGTGTAGTATTTCAAAAAGAAATTAAGCAGTGTAGAGAATGTCCGCACTGCTTAATTGTTCCAGATCCTAATGACTGGTTCAATGATGACGACGAGAAAGCGCTCTGTAAGGAGTCTGAGAATAAACTAATTGAAGGAATGTTAAGACCTTACGAAAGGGTATTAATTCCAGATTGGTGTCCATTAAAAACTAATAAATAAAATGAATAAAATGAATAAAATGAATAAAATGAATAAAACAAAAGCTTGCCTTGAAATAACTTTAGAACAGGCACGTAAATGGTATGAGGGTGGCAATGAAGACTTGAAAAAATTAGCTCTTACCGCTTTTAGCGAAGAAGTTCTAGTCCCTTCTCTTGGAGAAATATTAGAATCTGAAAAGGATTGGGATGTGCTATTTTTACCTTTAGGGATATCAGAGCAAACTAAGTCTCTAATTTGTCTACAAATAGTAGCTAATTACTTAAACAATGGTTGGAATAAAACAGAGAGTAACAGCGGTTATTTCCTTGGAAGGGGTTCTTCTCTATCTGGAAAGACGGAAACTGATATAAAAGGAGTGTACGTCGTTATGCATCAAAGCGTAAAATATCCAGGTGTTGTTTATTTTAGAACTGTAGCTGATGTACAGAAAGCGGTGAAGATACTAGGAAAGAAGTTGCTGCCGCTATTCGAATAATTTGATGGTGTTATTAGTTCAGTTGGCAGAACGCTACATTGTGGCTGTAGAGGTTCGAGTCCGCTATAACACCCTAATCATGTTTTATTAAATATTATAACGAATGAAAAAGACAATTGAAATTGAATGTCCAGATGGTTATAAACCCATCTATAATGCCGAAACTGGCAATGTTGAAATCGTTCCAGAAAACATTATGGGACGGATAAGAACCTATGAGGATGCTGTAAACTATCTAGGGTGTGTTACTAGAGATACTATTTACTACAATAGATCTGTAAATTCTCTAGCTAAGTTGCAGACAGTCTTGGATGCGCTAAATGAAGGTCACAAGTTCAATCTGTTAACTGGTACTATATGGTATCCCTGGGTTCGCTTCTTTAGAATGAAATCAGTTCCGAAGGATGCAGAAGTCATTGGTCACTTCCGTTATCAGGGCGAGAAATTCGCGTTGGTGGGCGGCCGCGCGTATGGTGGCGGCGGTGCGGGTCTCGGCTATTTCTATTCTTACGTTGGCGTCGGCTATGCCTATTCCTATGTCGGGATGCTTGCGTGCAAATCTGAAGAGATTGCCAAATACGTATCAACCCAGTTTGGAAAGCTAGTGTTCGATGCTTGTTTTGCAAGACATTTCAAGGGTGAAGAATTTGAATGGCTTGACTAATGAAAAAGTTCCTTGTAATTATGCTTGCTATGCTCTGGATGAGCGTAGCAGCTTTTTCTCAGATAACTATATCACAAGAAGACTATGATAAGTTGCCTAGTGATACTAGAACTTAAATTGAGAAGATAACAACAGAGAAAGCTATAAAGGGTGAAATCAAGGAAGTTTCTGAGTATGCTAACCTTGGTAAGGAAATAGGCGTGGCTGTTAATGAAACTCTTAAAGCAGTTGAAGATTCCGCCATCAGAATAGCAGACTCTAATTTGGGACAAACAGCAATAACTATCGTAGTATGGAAATTACTTTACAAAGAGATAGCAGGTGTTGTAATAGGTATCATATTATTAGGAATATCCTTGTTTATGCTACTAACTGGTAGAGGAAAGCTATCTAAGAATGACGAAGATGCTGGAGGTTGGACAAGTGTAGTAGGAGGAGCTATATTCTTTATATCTTCAATGATTTGTATATTTGGCTGAGGAGCAATCCAGGCTATAGGCTGGGGTATTCTAGCTATATTCTGTGTATTATTGCTTCTTGGTATGATTCTTAGCTAGTCATAAGACTAGCTTTTGGAAGGGTGGCAGAGTCAGGTTTATTGCAACGGTCTTGAAAACCGTCGGGCGTGATGAGCGTCCCCAGGGTTCGAATCCCTGTCCTTCCGCAAATACGTCCGTACTCAAGTGGTTTAAGAGGATAGTCTCCAAAACTATTATTCCTAGGTTCGAATCCTAGCGGGCGTGCTATTTAATTAATAAATTAGATTATGAAAAGATTAGTAATTGTTTTATTGGGGCTTATGTTGCTATATAGCTGTGGTCCAGTACCAGAGTCAAAAGCGACTATGAGCGCTCCAGACGGGATTATTCCGTTTGATAACGCAGTTCACTTCAAGTACAAGAATCATCAGTACATTAAGTTTGTTGAAGGATTTGGACAGTATAAGATTTCCGGAGTAGTTCATGACCCAGATTGTAAATATTGTAAGAGATGAGTGAAGTGTATTATCTTTTGGCAGCCATTTCATATGGCATTTTTCTAGTTCAATTCATTTTATCTTGGTTTGGTGGAGACACTGACTTAGATGTTGATTTAGATGGAGAACTAGATATGAACGTGAGTGATATTGTCTCATTTAAGGGATTAATCCATTTTATAATGGGAGCTAGTGGATGGCTTTGTGTTAAGCAATCCGTATCTCATTCTGTAGAATGGTATGATTATCTAATCGCATTAGTATGCGGTATTCTTTTCGTGGTTATACTTTACTACTTATATAAACTCTGTTTAAAACTCCAGCATCAAGTTATTCCAGAAGAGGGTGAAGCCTTGATTGGAAGGGTTGGAATTATCACAGTTCCTTGTGAAAACCATTTCTTCATTACTATTGAAGTAAATGGAGGTTCTGAGGAAATTGTAGCCTATCCAGAAGTCCCAAAAATGGGATATATGGTTGGTACTCGTGTGGTAATTTCTAAATTTGAGAATGGAAAGTATTATTTTAACTAAAAAAGAATTTTTAAAAAATGACAACAGAAACTCTTATTGTAGCAGGTGTTATTGTATTGCTAGTAGTTTTAACCTTTATTGGACTTTTGTCACGGTATCGTAAGTGTGCTAGTGATGAAATCTTGGTTGTGTTTGGTAAGGCTGGCAAGAAAAAGGTAGTTAACGAAAAGACTGGAAAGTCGGAGGAAGTTATTCTGCCGTCCAAAATCATTCATGGTGGAGGTACATTCGTAATGCCAGTAATTCAAGACTGGGCTAAAATGTCCTTGAAACCTATCCAAATTCAAGTAAATGTTACTGGTGTTTCCAGTCAAATGATTAAGGTAACTATTCCTGTAACATTGACCACTGGTATTGGAACTACTCAAACATTAATGCAAAATGCTGCAAGTAGATTCTTAACAGCTAAAACTTCTGAAATCTCAGACCAAATCAAGGATATTCTCATTGGTGAAGTGAGAAGCTTGATGGCTACAATGACGATTGAGGAAATTAACGCTGATAGAATCAAGTTTATCGGCAAAGCTAAGGAGAATATTGAGACCGAGTTAAATAAGGTAGGTTTCAGTATTATCAACATTAACAATGCTGATATTTCGGATGATGCAAACTATATCAAGAATCTAGGTCAGAAAGCTGCAACTAAAGCTCTTGCTCAGGCACAAGCAGACATTGCAGAAGAGAAAAAGAAAGGAGATATTCAGATTGCAGAAACCAACAAGCAACGTGAAATTGCTGTAGCAGACGCTGAGAAAGAGCGTGAAACTACTGTTGCTCAGACTAGACAAGAGCAAGAGGTTCGTGTGGCAGAGATTAACCAGGAGAAGGAAATCAAACTTGCAGAAGCTGAGAAGAATAAGCAATCAGGTATTGCTAATCAGAAAGCTGAGCAAGCTGCCAATATTGCTAAAGCTAATACTGCAGCGGAATCGGAGAAAGCTAAAGCAGAAGCTGAGAAAATTTCAGCTATAGCTAAAGCTCAAGCAGAAGCCGATTCTAATAGAGCAGAATCTGAATCACTAGCTGAGGCTAATGTAGCTAAGGCTAAAGCAGAAGCTGACTCTAAGAAAGCAGAAGCAGAAGCAGAGAAACAAACTCGTATTGCTCAGGCTAAGCAAAAACAGGAAGCTGAGACGCAAAAAGCAATTAACGAACAGGAAGCTGCAGTTGCTAAGTATGAGTCAGACAAGCGTGTAAAGGCAGCCGAAGCTGATAAGATTGCAGGAGTGGCAGAACAAAATGCCACGATTGAAGTCTCTAAAGCTAAGGGAGAAGCCGAGAAAGCTAAGGCTGAAGCTGAAAAGGTAGCAGGAACTTCTAAGGTAGAAGCTCAAATGACTATCGAGAAAACTAAGCAAGAAAAGCAACTGGAAGTAAACGAAGCAGCTGCATTGGCTATGGAAGCTAAGCTTCATGCTGAGACGATTGTTCCTGCTCAAAAGGAGAAGGAACGTATCACGATTGAAGCAGAAGCTGTTAAGCAGAAAGCTGTACTTGAAGCAGAAGCTAAGGCTGCTGAAATTCTGAAAGAAGCAGAAGCTAAAGCGAATGCTACAAAGTTGCAGCTAGAAGCCGAAGCTGAAGGTACAAGAAAGAAACTGCTTGCTGAAGCTGAGGGTAAGAGAGCATCTTTGATGGCTGAGGCTGATAAAGTCCAGGCTATTGAAATGGCTCCTGCTCTGGCAGTCCAGAAGATGATTGAATCTGGCTTGACTCCTGAAATGGTGGTTCAGTACAAGACAGTTGACCAGTTGACAGGTATTGCAGAAGCATCTGCTCAGATGTTTGAACACGTTCACCTTGGACAGGTTACTGTTTATGGTAACGAGAATACCGCTGGTAACTTCATGGCTAAAACTGCTGAGAACTTGAATCCTGCGTTCGACTTGCTTCGCTCTATACCTTTCGCTGATACACTGAAAAGTGTTCTCGGCAAGAAAGAGTTGGAGGAGAAGAAAGCTGAAACAACTGAGTTTGAAGAAGTGAAGTAATTCACAGCGAAGGGGCTTTACAATTTCAATAGTAAAGTATAACAAAAGCCCCTTCGCAATTTGGAGGTATGGGTGAGTGGTTTAAACCACCGTCCTGCTAAGACGGAGGGCCTTCGGGTCCCGCTGGTTCGAATCCAGCTGCCTCCGCTTAATAAAATTTGTTATGGAAGAAAGAATTGAAATCTTTAAGTCTCTTCATAAGTCATTTCTTGATATGCTTATGGATGATACTTGGTTAATGGAAGAGCCTATTGACGTAGCTGAAACAGAAGCTTGCTGGAGATGGGCAATAGAATTAGGAGATGAAACTGTTCCGGTAGAAAAATTTGAGGAAGAATTTAAGTTTTCTTTACAAGATTTAACTAACTGGTGGAACAAAAAAGTATTAGATTTGAGTATCTAATTACATGGGACGATAGCTCAGTAGGTAGAGCGCTGGACTGAAAATCCAGGACGATAGCGGCAGTTCGATCCTGCCTCGTCCCACGCATTGTGTGTTTTTCATGGTAAATATGGGCTTAACGGTTCGAGAGAATAGTTAAGCTAAACTGGGCTATGGTGTAATGGTAGTCACATCAGATTTTGGTTCTGAGAGTCCAGGTTCGAGTCCTGGTAGCCCAACTAAATACAGCTTCGCTAGGGAGACCTAGCCTTGCATACCAAGAGGCGGTAAAGTCAGCTGAATAAATCCGTTGCGGTATTACCTAGTAATAATCTAAAGCTAGCTAAAGAATAACTAGGAACATAGGGGTAGTAAGGCTGTATTTCTAAATTATATAATTATGGATAAGGAGAATTACAGAAAAGTAGTTAAAATCTGTGAGAAAGGCAGGTGTAAAGTGAGAGAAAATTCATTTGGTGTGTAAGATGTGGTAAATTACACTCTGATGCTCCAGCTAAGTTAAAACCTGAAGAGCAAATCATAGTAAAATGAAAGTGATAATTAATAGCTGTTTACTTACAGAACTACTAAAGAATTTCCAAACTTCTCTAGATAATATGAGAGTTATTGGAGAAACGTATTCTGTAGAAGATATGAATGAGCTGGTTGAGGAGTTTGCTAAGTTTAACATAAAGCCTGATGATATACTATAATATTTAAATGTCAATCAATAAGTGCTTATGCTTAACGTAACTTCTTTCAATATTGGGGAGATAACTAGTAAAGTATCTCTAAATACTCCCAGTAGCGGAATAATCCAGAGGTCTCATCCTAGAAGTAAATTCGTAAGATTTCATTCTAGGTCTCCTATGTCAGAATATGCATTCTCTAGTAGACTAAGTAAGGATGGGCCGGAAATTGTGGTATTGCAGATTATGGTATTTGGTAATGATGAATTGCTAGTTGAATATGTCTGCGAACAGGAACTAACAGTAGAATAGGTTATTAGACCGGTAAATAACCTTCCGTAGCCAGTCGGACGTTGGGAGCTTATAGTCCTACGATAGTGAGACTAAATCGGACCTATAGCTCAGCCAGGTCAGAGCAACTGACTCATAATCAGGAGGTTCAAAGCCCTCTAGGTCCACTAGAGAATTAAAAATTGGAATTTATGAATTATCAGTATTTCGGATTGTTTTTAAATGAACATAATAGGAATGAGCTTATGAAAATCATTTTTGCTAATCCTATTATAGCTAATCTGGTCCTTCAAAGAGGAAGTACTTTATATCTAGACCATTGTACTCTGCTCCACAGAAATCAAAACGACAAAGAGATATATGACTCTCTTGTAAAGAAGATTGATGAATCATGGATGGTAGAAGTAAATGGAATAGGTTTCTCTAACAAAGCAATAGCTTTTAGAGTTACTATACCAGACTTGCCTTGTGCAAATGCTAAACCACATATTACTATTTGCACAATCAATGGAGGAAAACCAGTTGATAGCAATGGAATATGCGAGTGGATTTCTATTCCCAAACTCAATATTTGTTGTGAAATAAAATTAGTGAAATAATGTGGTCAAGAGAAAGTCCAATGAAAGAATATGCCAGGAAACATCCTGGCTGTTCTCTTCAAGAGTATTGTGAATACTTAGATAATATTGCTAGAGAGGAAGCAGAAAGAAGGAGACTAAAAGAAGAAGAAAATAATCAACTTCTAAAAAGTTTTGAGGGAAAATGCTTTCAAATAAACTTCAATAGACAATCATTTGGTTATTTCAAGATAACTAAAGATATTACTGCCTTTAGAGAAGATGTTAAAGAAGATTTCTATGAAGTTTTCATAGATAGCAATACAACTAGAATAAGTCTTGAAAAGAAGAGAATGATAAATCGTCAATGGCTTCCTGGGCAGGGAAGTGAAAAGTGTACAATAGTTCCTGAAGAATTGTTCAATAAGGTAGTCAAGTATTATCAAGAGATGTGTACTATGGCTGAGAAAATAAGAGACGGGGAATTGTAACCTTGGGGTAGTGGCGGAATTGGTAGACGCGCTAGACTTAGGATCTAGTACAGAAATGTGTGAGGGTTCGAGTCCCTCCTACCCTACAACTTTTATTCGATTATAGATTATGAAAGAGTTAAGTGAAATTATCCAAGAATTGGTAGACAGTAGCAATTCCATGAATCAAATTGATTCAAAAACTGCTATACGGTATGTTGTGGAGGCTTACGAAGCTGGAATGGATAAGGCTAAAGAACTTATCAAAGACAGTGGAGAACTTTAATTAACTGAATGTTCTGAAACATTCATATTAAATAACAATTAAAAATAAAGAAATGAACAAAGTTTGGATGTGTTCCGGGTCTACATACACCCAAGTAGGCTCAGGTTACAAGGTTTCGGAATCTCTTCCGGTCGGTATTTACGGTATTAGTCTGACAATGACAGGTTATCACCTGGATAAGTATGCAGACAAGTTCGTATTTCCGTACAAGATATATGGACTGCAGGAAGATTTCATAAACTATGTAATCAAAACTTATAGTAACACGGAAGGAAACTTGGGAATCATGCTTACTGGTACAAAAGGTACTGGAAAGACTGTCACAGCTAAAGAATTAGCTAACAAATTGAACCTTCCTGTTATTATAGTAAAGGATATGGGAGACCATAATCAATCTATGATTGAGTTTCTCTCTGGCATTGAGGGAGACTGTGTTCTCTTCCTAGACGAGTTTGAAAAGAACTTCAGCGAGTCGGATTCTACAATCCTCCAAATTATGGATGGAGTTTATAACTCTAAGTATCGTAAGGTATTCTTGTTGACTACTAATGCAATGTCTATCAACGAGAATATAATAGGACGTCCGTCTAGAATCCGCTACGTCAAGAAGTTTGAAAATCTTGATTTGAAGGTTGTAAACGAATATCTAGACGATGCCTTGGAAGTTCCAGAAGCACGTCAAGATTTGCTTGACTTCATTGATTCTTTGACCATATCAACTATTGATATTCTCAAAACTATAGTTAATGAAGTTAACATTCATGGAATTGAAGGTTTGAGAAAGGCTAAGAGTTTCTTCAATGTAGTAACTAATGAGTATGAGTATTCCTGTATCAGAGGTTATGCTTACACTGGAGAAATTGAGCAAGACAAGAATAAGTTCTCTATTGAGAACTTCTCCAAGGCTGTTGAGAGATTTAATAATCCTATACCTAAGCCTATTGTTAACGATGAGGATAACTGTACTATGGAGGAAAGAAAAGCTCTCAACGAATACTATGAGTATCGTCGCCATAACTTCCACAACCTGTCGTATTACTTTATCTACTCTTCTACCAAGTTCAGCAATCTTAAGGTGGGAGACGGCTTCTACAGTGACGAGATTATCGCTATTGACAAGAAGTTGAATGTTATTGTTACTAAGAACGGTAACAAAATTAACTACTACTGGATTAAAGATCCTAACAGTAAGCCATCTCTGTATCGTACAGGAAGATACGATTCTTTGGTACTCTAAAAACTGGGGAGCTAGTCTCCCCTTTATGTCTGGATGCCTGAGCGGTCTAAGGGAACGGTCTGCAAAACCGTGTTTCGTGGGTTCGAATCCCACTCCAGATTCTACACTAATTTATTTGCCTATGGACAGAAAATTAAGAAGAGAGCTTTCTAAAAGAAAGTGGATTTCTAGAGCTAAAAAAGTTTATAACTCTTGCGGGAAGTTCTATATCCCGGTAAACGGAATTAAAGCCAGTGTTCAGTATAATGTTCCTATTTTCAGAAATAGAGCACTGAGAATTTGTGAATCAATTACGGATTTTCTTAATGATTCCAAGTATGCCAAAATGCTTAAGAATTGCACTTCTCCCTACAGAAGTAAGATGATGCAGTACGAATATAAGAAAGAGAATAGAAAAGATAGATATAAGGCTAAGAAAGATATCCAGGAAGGTATTCAGGAATATGAGTCCAGGGGACAATCTTTCATGCTCATCATGTATATTCTATGATGGAGGTCTATGCGAGAAAGGATTATTAACGACAGATGATTGTCCAGAATATTGGGATTAATTATGGATAAATATATTAATGGAAATCTAATAAAGAGGATACTAGTTTTTAAAACTAGAAAACATCCAGAATGGAAGCATAGAATAGCAGATACTAAATTCTTATTCTGGAAAAAACATATTGACTATTGGTATCTTCTAGACCCATGCTTTGGGACTTACTCTGAGAAAGGGATGCTCGAATCAATTAGTAAGAGAACGTCCTTCTACAAGGATGGAATAGTATACCAGAAGCCGCATATTATTCTAGAGTTCTCTGAGAGACATGATGAGTCTATCTATTTTGATAGTGATGAGGAAATGGAAGGCTGGCTTGAGTCTTTCAGGCAAGAATTTGGAAAACCATTTATGTATATAGAATAATACCTTTATCCCAGTTTAGAGCTTAGCTCAAGTAGTGAAGAACAGTAGCTATTGGTTAAAACGAGGTGGAGTGCCAGACGAAAGACTGGAATTAACATAGTTTAACTTTGAATCTCCGACTATGCGGAGTATCATTATGGCAGAATTGATTTTCTTACCTAATGGAAAATGCGATTTGAAATTTCATGCTAACATCAAAAACTTTAAAAGAGTTGAGATTGTGAAGCATAAGAAGAACTTCTTCAGGGTCTATGTAGACCGCAACGATAGCGTTTATGACGTGAAACGGTGCGAAGTCATCACTTGGAAGACCATAGAGAGAGGGAAAAGAAAGGTGAATGTTCCTGACAAGGTTGACGAGGTACGTGATGTACATCTGTTTGACAAGACTAAGGGAAATCCGTTCAAGATTGCGGTTACTAAAATAATCGGCGAGATTGAGGCACAGGAATTACTATCTTAAGATAGCGTTTAGGAGAGTATCGTATAACTCTCCTTATGCAGATGTGGTGTTAATGGTTTGAGCACGTCAGACTTCCAATCTGAAGGGGAGAGTTCGAGTCTCTCTATCTGCACATTTGTAGGTATAGCACAACGGTTAGTGCATCAGCTTGCCATGCCGAGGATGTGAGTTCGATTCTCATTACCTACTCAAAATTTAAGTTTTATGAAAATAAAGTGTACAGTATGTAATAAAGAATTTTATTATGGAGACCATAACTCTCCAATGTTTATTGGTGAGGTTTGGAACAAGATAATAAATTACTTTAAGCTAACCAATTTTGAAAAAGAAGCTGCAAAGAAATTCTTCTCTTATTACAAAGGGGGAGGTAAAGATTATTATCCAGACCACCATGTGTTTATCTGTAGCGAATGTGCGGAGAAGGCTCTAGGTAGGGAAATAACTGATAAGGATATTAATGATTCATTATTTAATATCCCATTTAGAGAGAAGTACTTTAAATCTTAATATCCGTGTGGGTGAATGGTTTAGCCATCAGTCTGAAAAGAGAAATCTTTAATGAGTTCACTTTCTCTCCTTTGCCATGAGGGTTCGAATCCCTCCACGGATTCTAATTTTAAATTTAAAAATATGGCATATATTTATTGCATTACAAATTTAATTAATAGCAAGCGATACGTAGGAAAAACTACTACTTCTATAGAAGAGCGCTGGAAGGAACATTGTTATGACTTTTAGAAAGAAAGATGCAACAAAAGACCTTTATATGATGCCATGAATAGGTGTTGAGAACTTTATGATAGAGGAATTGGAATATGTAGATAGTAACTCTGAATTATCTGAAAGAGCTAGGAACTTATGGTTCTAATGGGTACAATGCCTCTAAAGGAGGAGATGGCACTATTCTATACAATCATAGTGAAATTGTAGAATTAGCTAGATTGGGATATACTAGTTCTTAGATACAAGAAAAAATAGGGTGCTGTAAAGACACTATTTACAAAGTTTTGAAGGCAAATAATATAAAAATTAGAAAAAGTAACGCAAAGTTAATTGCTTAGTATGACTTAGCAGGTAATTTTATACAGGTATTCTTTGGTTCCAGAGAAGCTTAGGAATGGTTAATTAATAACGGAATTACTGACAATAAATCTGCATAGAGTCATATTATAGGATGCTGTAAGAATAAAACCAAATCATAGTATGGCTACATTTGGAAATATCTTCCAGAGCCTATTTAATCTTTAAATCACTGTTTCGACATTTTCAGTCTAAATGCCGTGTCTGGAGACGTTACCAACCAGTCGTGCTATACGGTTAGAATAGTCCGTGCCTCACTGGTGATAGAGGCATCCCTGGGTAGCGGATGTAAAGTGGCTACCAATATCGTGGAGTAGAGAAGTGGTCATCTCGCTAGGCTCATAACCTAGAAATCGTCATAAACGGTTCGAATCCTACCTCCGCAACGAAACTCCTTTTGTGGCCCTGAATTAGATTAATTATTAACAATTTTAAACTTTGATGTTATGAAGAAAGTAATTAATGTTGTGAAGAAAGCTGCTAAGTGGTATTTTGAACAGAGTTCTAAGAGCTATACATGGTTAGTTTCTGGAACTATTCCGCCTCCTTATAGAGGTCTAGAGTAAAGATACTACTAAAAGGTAAGTACCAAAGGGGTACTTATCTACACCCGTGGAGAAAATTAACTATTGGGGTATAGTTCAAAGGTCAGAACTTTTGACTGTTAATCAAAGAATCATGGTTCGAGTCCATGTGCCCCAGCTATTGACCTTATATTAGATTATGCATCAGTGTGATTATTGTTGTTGGTACTACAGTGGAAATTGTGATTGTCCATATGTAATGAAGAAACAAGCGTGTGAAAATGCTTTGAAAACTAAAGAGAGACCTATTAGAAAAGTACAAAATGTTTCAAACTCCAAAACTAGCTAATGAGATTTCATGGAAAGACATGAAGGAATTTAACTCTTATATGAAAGAAGTAGTTCGTGATTATAAGATTAAACAGGCTAAATCAATTCAGAGTGCTAGAAACGTAATAATATCCTGACCTGGCAAGGTAAAAATCCATTCGGGGTTGAAGCCAGTCCCTGCGAAATCATAGAGACCTTTTCTGACACGATAGTCGATGAACTGAGAGAGTAGCATGGTTGCGAACTTATGCTACTAGAACATGATTCAAACAAAAAAAACTTATCTGGTGTTGTTAAGTTATGGAATCTTAACAGTGGAAATTTATGGGTATGTCACCAATTAAAAAGAAAATCCCAAAAATGGGCCGTTAGCTCAAATGGCTAGAGCGCTGGTTTTGCACACCGGAAGATAGGGTTCGAGTCCCTGCGTGTCCACAAACTTTATTTAAAAAATTATGAAAGTATATGTAGTAAATTATCACCCAGCTAATGCTCCTCAAAATTATGAAACTGATTGCCAAATCTTCTTAGACAAGAAACAGGCAGAGAAGTATAAAGAGGCTAAGGAAAAAGAGTTTCCTATTAGCTGGGGAGGAGAGTATAATCATTGTAAACTAATTAAAAAGCATTTGTAATATCGCGGGATGATAGCAGAGGTAGCTAGTCAGGCTCATAACCTGAAGGTCGTCGGTTCGAATCCGACTCCCGTTATTTTTAACAATTAAAATTAGATTATGGATTTCAAGAATCTTACAAAGGAATCTCTTCCGAAAGAATTTCAGGAGAGAATCGAACGTTTCAATCGTTTGTTCGTTGAAGCTGGTGATGGTACATTTGAAGAAAATGACCTATTTGGTTATGAAATGGCTTGTATAAAGCAAGCCCTATCATTCTCTGAGTTTTTCAAAGAAATGAGTCTAGAGGAATGTAAAGCCTTCTATGAGAAATATCCTAGCTTATTTGAGCTGATTGAGGCTATCAAAGACAAACTTCCGTACTTTGATAATGGTCATAGTGGAAACTCTATGAGCATGAGTTGGATGCTATACAGGTGTTATAAGGAGAAACCCGAACTTGTTCCTTATATGCACGGTTGTTTAGCCCAACTTGTTGGGGACGAGGGCTATCATGATAACCGTTCTGATGTTCCAAAACTATGAGTGTAATCCCACTAGATTAGAGAGAAAAGAACGCTATCATATTGATGGCAGTATGCTTGTAACTGACAATTACCACATTCCTATGGACTTTATAATTAATTTTCTACAGGCCAATGGTTGTATAGAACAGAAGGATGGTAAGATGTATGTTGTATTAAAGGAAGTAGAATTTAAACCTAATTACTAATGTTATCTATATTATTCTCAGAATTTAAGGAATGGGGTTGTCCTAATTGTGGATGTGATTCTGTGACCAGTGGTTGTTTCTCTTGCGGAGGAGTTACCTCTGGAACTTGCAGACATTGTAAACTAACATTCGAAATAAGAAGTGATAACGGAAAAGGCATAGTGCAATATGGCTCTCATCCAGAGAATCCTTCTGATCCAAATTCGGAATCCGTAATGGAGTATGCTCATCCTAGGTCCGGTGTTTCTGCCTGGCATTGGGAACCAAAAGACATTCGTCCAGAGGAAGGAGAATACTGGAGTTCTAGAGGTGTTGGATATGATTTATCTGGATTCGTAAAAACTAAAGCTGCTGGTGAACGTATATTAGCTATGTTTGGGAACTGATAAGTGTGAGACTTATTTAGACTATAGACCTAGTGAACCAACTTGGATTCAATTTAAGTTCCAGTCTAGCGAGTTTGACTTAGAAAAGTTGGATAAGCTATCTAGAGAAGCTGATAGAGTAGTTACTAAGGAAATATTAAAACAGTGTTTACATGGCAAAAGTAATTAATAAGACAATCACAACACATCTTACAAATATGAAAGATGTAGCTGAGATTGTAAATTGGTTCTGTGACGAGGAAATGGAGCCTGGAACTATAGTTCAGAGGTACGGAGATGCTTTAATTATCATTGGTGGGCGTAGCGGTCTATGCTATCCTAAGCTGTTTACTGTTGAGGATACGCGTCGTTTGCTTACTTGTAAGGTCACAATTTTGCCTCCTGGCTCAACTATAATGCTATAATTTCTTTTCTCCAGTTTTCTAATCAGAGATAAACTGGAACATGGGCCTACTTGGATTTGACAGGCGATTACGAATTATAAGGACGTGTAGAGCGCAATCTCTTTAAACGAAGAAAACAAATAACTGCAGAAATTGCACCTGTAAGAATGGCAGCCTAAGCTGCTGACTTATTAATAGACAATATTAATCAAGTCGGGTTAATGGGGAGACCTAGAAACAGAAGAGGTTTGTATCTAAGTGTTATAACGAGACCTTCAGGGAAGAATCATAGTACCTACAGGTTACAGTGAAGCTTAGATGCATTAACTTGAAAGCCAAAGGTTAGTAGAGCTGAAATCTCCACTGCCTATCTATGGGCTACAAATAGACGTTCTCCAACGTAAATGGAGTGGTGGAAGAATGACTTCTAGTCAGCCCCCAGTTTGGTAGTTTGTAAATTAGTTAGTAGGAGGACTGCTGGTTCACCTCTACTGTAAAGAATCCAGCTCTTCTAATAAAACTATCTAAATGCTAGAACTCACTAGCTGATGTAATAAAAATGAGACGCACGTTATCCTTGTAATAAGGGTTGTTTGGACACGGGTTCGACTCCCGTTAGGTCCACATGACAGGGCTATAGTTCAACCGATTGGGATGTAGTTTAACGGTTAGAACAAGAAACTGATAATTTCTAGACGGCAGTTCAACTCTGCCCAACTAACACTGTAAATAATATGTAGAAAATTTCTGAACAAATCAAACAACAAGTAAAAATCCTCAGAGAAATATGGTACTGGGATTAAATATCGAGGCTGTGGTGTAATGGCTTGCATATCACACTGTCATTAAAATTAATTAAACTTATCTGTGAATCGAGAACAATCTCTTAAATTGTATTATGAGAATCCTAACCACTGTAAGGAATGTGGTAAGGTAATCGAAGTACTAGATAATCAGAGGGTCGCAGATGTGAGGAAGAAACAGTTTTGTAGTCATTCGTGTGCTGCTTCTTACAATAATAGAGGTAGGATAAAGCACGATGAAAACAAGATATGTCCTAGATGTGGTAAACCTAAGCATAAAGATTCAGAAATGTGTCGTAGTTGCTGGGAAGAACTTAATGGAATTGGTAACAAAACATTAGGTTATTATACATCTACTTATCATCTAAATGTCAAGAAATAAGGACTAATGCTCGTAGAGTATTAGAAAGTTCCGAACGTGAGAAAGTATGTCAATATTGTCATAATCATGAATTTGATGCAATACTTGAAGTACATCATCTTAAAGGAATATTAGAATTTGACGAAGACACTCTTATTAAGGAGATTAACAACGAGAATAATTTAGTATGGTTATGTCCGAATCACCATATTATGTTAGAGAAGGGTTTAATTAGTCTGGAGTAATCCAGTTACACCGAGGGTTAGTTCAGTGGTAGAATAGTGCACTGTCTATGCGAAGGTCGCCAGTTCGAGTCTGGTACTCTCGGCACTGTGAAGGTTGGGGTTCGAATCCCCCAGCCTCGGCATTTATTCCCCTGTAGTTTAGTTGGTTAGAACACGTGATTTGTAATCTCGAGACCTCGGTTCGAATCCGAGTGGGGGATCTTAACCATTAAATTAGATTAATTTTTATGACTAGATTAGAAAAGTATTTAGTAGCAACTGCTACTGAGATTATCGAAGCGGAAACAACTGTTTCTCGCTACTTTGTCATTGGAAACGTCAAAGTTAGAGTATCAGACCATTTAAGTAAAATGAGTGATGCAGACTTACAAGTGATTATTCCATTGAACGGAGGGACTAAGTATATAGTTACTGTTAAGGATAGTCCTGGAAAATTTCTTGTATGGAATGCAACTCAAATAAAAGACTTTATTCCTTCATTGCAGATTATTAAGGGCTTGAAGGAAGGAGTGCAACTTAAGCCAAAACCTAAAGACTCTACAGTTCAGAAGATTCAGCTAGCATTAAATAATAGTAATACCGATGGAGGTTCGTTAACGTTTGATGGTACTATTATTGAGTCTAGATTGAAAGAAAAGCAACTTACTTCCAAACAGCGGGAAGTTTTCAGGAGAACTAAATCTACTTGGGATATTTCTCAGATTGGGACATTACCCAGTATGATTAAAGTAGATTTAGGATTGTCAAATGGTTCTGTAAACGAAGATGTGCAGATATTTCTAACTTGTACATCTTTAACCTACAAAGAAATTCTGAACATTTATAAAATAATAGTTGTTGATAACCGTATGGTTCCAACTATTAAACTGTTGCAAGAAGCTTATAGCTTGATTGTGCAGTAGGATAGCGCCATCATCTAATGGTTAGGATTCAGGCTTTTCACGCCTGCCATACGGGTTCGAATCCCGTTGGCGTTACTATGTACCCCAGCAGCGAAAGTTGTTGGGGTATTTTTTGTTTAATTTAATTTGTGTTTAATGCGAAAAACATTTGAATTTGTAAAAGTGGGAGGAGTCTGGTTTTATTGGTGGCCAGATTTCGATGGAGACCCAGGAGAGTTAGCTATGGTTGGCGGGGCTGACGATCTTCTTGATTCTCTTGATGATAGATTTGTTAGGTTACAGATGGTTGACCCTTCTGTAGCTAAGATTGTTCTATCTAAGATTGAAGAAGATGAGAATGGAGCTACTTACTTGTGTAAGAGTAAGAATTATAACGATAGAGTTTGGATTTGTCCAGTAACTCTACTAGTATTTAATGAATGTCCTCAAAACATTTATTTGTCTGAATTATAATGAAAACATTAGATGAAATCGTAAATAATTACGAAGAATGGTCTGTATTTCCTGACGATAGATTTGGAGTTAGATTGGCCCAATTTCTGACACAAGAACAGTTAGAGAAAATAGGTTTTAAGTGGAATAGCGATGAACCTTATCCCGAACCCAAAGAATGGACTAGAGAAAACATCATGATTACTGAGATTTCATACGATAAGGACTTATTAGGAAATGAAGTTAGGGGTACAAATACCTCCTACTGGGGTATATCAGCTCTACAGGCAGACCACGATGACATCCGCCAAGATATTTCAAAGTATTTATTTAAAGACTGTGTGGTAGATAGTGGACATAAAGGGATAATTATAGGGTTCGAAGATAATAACCAATTCTTTGATTACTATTATATAGTCTATGTCCCAGAACTTGATAAAGTTGTTTATCAACTATGTAATGATGCAAGATTTATTAATTCTATTGAGATATGAAAAAGAGAGTTTTGATTATTTTAATGATTAGTATTGTATTCGGATTTGCAACTGGTTATTCCTTGCACCACTGGATACATTCTGCGAGGTTTTCAGAGGAGAAAATTATGCTGATGCCGGAACATCCATTCTATTTGATGGAGGAGGTGAATGAGGAAGTATTGTATAATACTCTTAAACACTATGATTTCCCAAGTCCTGCTATTATAACAGCTCAGGCTGTTCTAGAATCTGGTAACTTCAAGTCTAAACTTTGTAAGGACAACAATAATTTGTTCGGACTGTATAATTCAAGAACGATGTCCTATTTCAAGTTTGATAGTTGGATAAGCTGTGTATTTGCTTATAAGCAATTTATTCTAAGTAGGTACGATCCAGAAGAGGACTATTATAGATTCCTAGATAGGATTGGATATGCCGAAGATTCTCTATATGAGAGTAAGGTTAAAGAATTAGAGTTAGATATTATCAACAAGTATGGAAGCCCAGATTGAAAAGGCTATTGAGCTTAGAAAACAAGCTAACTTTAAGATTTTAACTAGACTAGCTCAAATCATAGAATGTAGTCCACATTTGCGATTCCAGCAAATATTATCTAATTACAAAGTCTGTGAATTAGGTAAGGATAAGTTCTATGAGGAGAGTATAGAAACTCTTAGGAATTTAGAAGGAGAAATGAACAAAAAGTTGAACACTTAATAGATTTAAAATGGAATTTAAGAATTTTAAGAAAGATGTAGAAGCTGCTTTCAATAATATGATTGCAGAAAACCTGTTTGTTGCTAATGTTGATAAAGACCTCCTTTGGATGGGCTATCTTCTGTCGTTTGAAGATGAAACCGTTAGACAAGACCATAACTGCAATGCCTGTAAATCTTTTATCCGGCATTATGGTAAAGTTGTAGCGATTGACCCTCAAACATATAAGACTAAAACATTCTGGGATGATGTGCACACTCCTGGATACGAGAAAACAGCACAGGCTCTAGCTAAATTAGTTAAGGAAGCTGGAATAGGAGATGTCTTCATTCAAGGTGTGAACGAATTTCATGGTTGTGACCATAATGTTCAACTACTCCCTGATGGAACAACTAGAACTTGGACACATCTGTACGTAACTATTCCGAATAACTTCAAGTTCAACAGGCGAGTTCATGGTTTTGACTCTGCTGCCGGTTACAGGGGAGATGTCAGAGCAAGAGCTGGGGTATTTGAACGCTCTATCAGCGAGCTTAAGCTGGAGGCAGTTGAAACTGTTATTGAGCTTATAGAAGGAAATAATCTCTATAGAGGTGCAGAGTTCTTGAAGAGTTTGGAGGAATTTAGAAGAACACTAGTTACTGCTCAAACTCTGAGTCCAGAAGTAAGAACTAACTATTGCTGGTTAAACTTTAAGTCTCCTATAGCTAAGATTAGAAATACGGCTATGGGAACTTTACTTATTGACCTAAGTAATGGTGTAGATTTGGAGAGAGCAGTAAAAGCATACGAGAACATCATGGCTCCTGCCAACTATAAGAGACCTACTGCTATCATTACTAAGAAGCAAATTGAATCTGCTCAGAAGAAAGTAGAAGAGCTAGGTCTTACTGATGCACTTCCCCGTCGTCACGCTCACGTAGAAGATATTTCTGTGAATGATGTTCTATTCGTAAATAGAGACACTAGAGCAAAGATGAAAGGAGGAATGTTTGATATGCTCTCTGAAACTTCTACGGTAAATCCGAAAGAGTTTACCAAAGCCCAAGAGGTTTCTGCTGACGCCTTTGTCAAGAACATACTTCCAGGGGCTAAGGAGGTTTCTATCTTGGTAGAGAACAGACATATTCCCAACTTTGTTACTCTGACTGCTCCTGAAAATCCGGATGCTGGGCAGTTGTTTAAGTGGGATAACAACTTTGCTTGGGTTTATAATGGTTCTGTAGCCGATTCCTTCAAGGAGAAGGTAAAGGCTGCTGGTGGAAATGTAGACGGTTTCATGAGATGCTCTCTTCACTGGTTTAACTATGATGACCTTGACCTTCATGTAACCGAACCTGGTGGAAGAGAAATCTATTATGGAATCAAAACTGGTTATACTGGAGGAACTCTTGATGTTGACATGAATGCAGGTTCCGGAAAAACTAGAGATGCTGTTGAGAACATCATATGGACAGACCCTAGCAGACTAAGACCGGGAGATTATGTGGTAAGAGTGCATAACTTCTATAAGAGGGAAAGTATTGATTTTGGTTTCGAAATGGAAATCGAGATTAATGGAGAACTTCACAAATTCCAGTATGGAAAAGTAGTTCTGAGCAAGGAATACATTGAAGTTGCTCGTATCCATGTTGATGGACAAAGAAACATTTCCATGACTCCTACTATTAAAGAGGGTTCTACATCGTTCAAATCTACTAACGAGTGGGGAATTGATACAATGAAATTCCAGAAGGTTTCTTGTATTATGTTCTCTCCTAATCATTGGGAAGGCAACGCTATAGGAAACAAGCATCTGTTCTTTATGATAGATGGATGCAAGAATCCAGACCCTGTTAGAGGTTTCTTTAATGAATATCTGAGAGCTGACCTTGAAAAGGAGCATAGAAGAGTGTTTGAAGCTCTTGGTTCTAGAGCAAAAGCTGAGTACAGTGATGACCAGTTGAGTGGATTGGGATTTTCTAGCACATCACACAATGATGTTGTTGTAAAAGTTGATAATAAATCATTTAAAATCATTTTCTAATTATGTTTAAACAAGCGTCAAAAATGAAGTTGCGTTTCGCAACTAGTAAAGGTAATCTGAGTGTAGAAGATTTGTGGGACTTGAGCCTGCCAGTATTGGATAAATTAGCCGTTTCTTACGATGAGGAACTAGCTAAAAGTCCAAGAAAGTCTTTCATAACTAATGATACTCCCAGCAATACCGAACTTGAATTGAAGTTCAATATTGTGAAGGAGATTATAACGGATAAGCTAAAAGAGAAGGCTGATAGAGAGACAGCTAAGAATAAGGCTGCTGAAAAGGCTCGCCTGACGGAACTGTTAGCTAAGAAACAATCTGAGAAGTTAGAAAGCTTGTCCGAAGATGAAATCAAACGGAGACTCGCCGAACTCGGGTGAGTGTGTAGTATTAAAGACTGTCAGTCCACAAATCTTAGACAGACTAAGAGAAAGTGGGTTGACAGTTTGTATTTGTTGCGAATTTGAAGGAGTAGCCTGGTTGACATTCAGTCCTGGACTACCCTTTGATATTCATGGAGAGGGTTACGATTTTGAAGAGCTTGGGTTAATAGGCACAGAAGCTAATCTAAGATACTTTGAAAAAGTTACCCCTAACTATATTGATTGTGGAACTGATGTTGATAAGTTTATTAACACCTGTCTACAGTTTAAGTAAGTTAACAGTTTTTAACTTTGAATTTAACAATTCGGAGACTAATCTAGTAAGAAGATTAGAAAAATGATACTTTAGGATTATCTCTCGGTTCGTGAGAATAGCTACCATATGCCCGGATGGTGGAATTGGTAGACACGTCAGATTTAAGCTCTGATGCCCATTGAGGGCGTGTCCCACTTCGGGTACTATAAAATGTTTTGATATGGAAAGATACATAAAAGAACTAGTAGAGATTTATACTAGCAATACTCTTAAGTCAAAAGAGGAGCTAGAAAGTTTGAAGAAACTTATTATGAATGCTCATAGAGCTGGTTTCATAGCTGGAGAAGAATCTATAGTAATTGATAAGTTAACAAAATGAAAGAAAGTGTATTTTTTGGAAACGAAGGATTGACTTCTACATCTGCTAACTATTATGCTAATGTTGCGCAGGAAATGATTCAGGCTGCTACTGAGCGTCTGAATAGTGTGAGGTTCTATCAAGTGTTTGTAGCCTCTATAGGAGGTGGGGAGAAGCAATTAATGACAGTAGGTCAAACTTCCCTAGACTTTATTAAGGACGACTTAGAAAAGTCAGCGGAAATGAATAGCTTCTGTGCTTGGGTGCGGGAGGCTATTAAGAAAAAGGAGGAATTGATTTCCTATACTACTGCTTGCTCTATCGAAAAATGGGCTAGAGAAAACAATGTTGAGATTCCAGAACAACCTCAATATCCAGATTCACCTATTAAGGCGGATGAAAAAGAGGTAATGGATTCATGGGATGCCAATAAGAGAAACAAGTACCTAAGACTTGAAGCATTTGCTTCTACTTATGGGAAATATATTCACCCAAAAGGAGCTTTTAGTAAAGCTAGAAAAGATGTTCATGCTGCTGAAAACTGCCCAATCTACAAGGAAGGAACTGGTAGAGACTTAATTCTCTATTACCAAGACCCAACTATTAAGATAGAGGACGTCGATGCGATGTTTATGTCTCTTCAAGATACGTATCGTTCTTATGAAAAAGAACTAAACGCTATGAAGGCAGAACTTAAAGAGACTGTAAATAAACTTGATATGACTAGAGAAAGGGAATATCAAGATAGAGTAGCAGAATTTAAGGCTGACTATGAGAGATATAATTCTAAAATGCAAGAATTTAGAAGTCAGTTTAATAACTGGAGAACGTCTGAACAGGAGAGAATCTCTCAACTAAAGATTACCTTGCCAACGAATCTTCTAGGAATTTTCGAAGAAATTAGGAAACAAGGCGATCCCTCCTCTAAGTAATTAGAGGAATTTTCTGTAGGAAGCTAACAATTTATATATACGTTAGGAATAATATATGAATCTTTATTTGGAAATCTAAGGATTTCTGACTTACACATTCGCTGGTCTCACAAAAATCTTGAAATTACTCTCTTATTGAGAGTCTTAGTCTTCGCTAGTGTGACCAGGTCTTCGACTTTGATTTCATCTTTGCCTGCGTGTTAGCTTCCTACTATAGCTCACCAGCCAAGTTGTTGGAGGAGTTACGAAGCCCTGTTAAGGGTTTCAGCATTTGCTTCAGTTACAAGTAATCTTTAAACTTGGTGACTATTATCCCAAATTCTCAACAAGATGAAGAGGGAGGTTGGCCGACCTAATAACGGTACAAGCTCTTCGGAGTGATAGGAGTGGGGAAAGTATCTGAGAAGCACAGATACTGGAACCACTCTTTTTTTTGATAGATAAAATGTTTAACTAATTAAAATTATTGAAAATGAAGAAGTTACTATTGCTTTTTGTGTTAGTTGCTGCTATGTCAGCTTGCACACACAAGACTCAACCGGCAACTGTAGTTGCAGAAGACTCTGTTGTAGTCGTTGAGAATGTTGCAGACACAACTGCTGTCGATTCTATAGTATCTAACGATAGTATTCAGTAAGTATGGATTTCATCGCAACTAGAGTTAGTGAACTCCTAGAAAAGGTTTCACCCATTAGACGATGGCTTATTTCCGATGTTGCGAATGAATACTACCGTGAAGGTTATCAAGATGGTCAGAAGCTAGTCTATAGAAATGTATTGAAAGGTAACGCATTGAAAGAATTTATTGAAATTCTTAATCATTGCGGAATCAAATTGAGTTACAATCTGCGGAAAGGAGGTTTAATTGTCAGTGTGAGATCTGACAAACTTCCCAATCTGCAACGTCTCGTTGAATGTTATAAAAATGAAAGTAAAGAAGACAAGAAATTTCAGTGATGCCCCACCTCTTGATGTTCAGTATAACTACATCATGGAGAACTTTGACTTTGACAAGGTTCTAGAATATATGAGTTGGGACAAGAGTCATAGAACATATGACGATGATGGGAAATGTGTAGGAAAGTCTCCTTGGAGGATGTATATAAGTCCTGGAGAGTATAGAGTTCCATCTATTTCTGACCTAAGAGCACTAGCTAGAGACTTACTTACGCAAGTAATAAGAAATTATAGAAACAGTAAATCAACATTTGTTTCTATATCTACTGGGCCATTTAAGGCTATGTGTAGATATGGTATGCTAGAGTTGGTTGGTGTTATAGAATCTTGGAGCGATGATTGAGTTCAATGAAGTGTTCTGTTTAGATTTAAAAGATGATTTTGAGGAATTAGGAAGGCATGAGAGAAATTTCGAGCTAGATGAATTCATTCAGAAGGATTTGAGTAGAGCTTTTGCTTTTGGTTATTGTCACTTAGATTGGATAAAAGAAAAAATGTGGTTTCCAGTCTCTATTAGAAAAGCCTTGAGGCATCTTGGAGATAATTTGGAAGACTTTATTCCACAAATTAAGTGGCTTAATGGGAAGTATGGAGCTGTAGGAAAGAGAGTTAGAATAAGTGATTACGCAAACTATATTTTAGATAATATATTTTGTGATAACCAAGACGACCTGCTAAAGATAGCAATACTACTAGGAACTAATCTCAGGACTAATACTCAGAATGAGTAATTTAGAGGTCTTTACTGACGGAGCTTTTAGTTCATCTAGAAATACAGGAGGAGTAGGAGTTGTATTCGTAATTGATGGGAAAAAATCCTATGAATTTAGCAAGATGATTCCAAATACTACTAACAACAAATGTGAGTTGTTAGCTGTAATATATGCTCTCAATGCAGTAAGCCGTAAGATAGAATCTCTTACTATCTATTCAGATTCTCAGTATGTCATAGGATGTGCTACAAAAGGATGGAAAAGAAAAAAGAATGTAGAGTTGTGGAACTTATATGACAAGGTTTTTGCTAAGGCAAGCCAGTTTTGCCCTGACATAAAATTTTGTTGGGTTAAGGGACATACTTCAAATTCTGATTTCTTTTCTGAGATGAATAATTTAGCAGATAAATTAGCAGTTGAAGCAAGTCAAGAATATGAAACTAAGAAAGAACAAAAACAAGAGACTCATTAAAGAGGCTATGAAGTTCTATCCGTTTGATTATGGTTTTGTTCTCTCCCTAGAGAAACAAGCTTTAATTAGAATGTATGAATACTTCAAAGTATCTAGAATTGCTGAAGGTAACGAAGTTGTTGAAAAGAATCTAAAACTCGCACTAGGACTTTTAGATATTGTTCTAGAGATAGATTCTGCCTATCATTGTGATTTCAGACCTGGGTCTGAAGGATTCGTAGATAGGCACATAAACATTAAGAACTGGAAACGATTCTGGCCTAAAGCTGCTGATCTTGATTTGAGTAAACCTATTCTTCAAGACCATTTGAGAAGAGAAAAAGCCTGGTACTTGTACAATAAACTTAGGTTTGAACGTATGAGAACTTGGTGGGATTAATTTAACTAATTTAATTATGAAGAGAATTTTTAGTATTATTTGTTTGTGTTTGATGTGTGCATTTGCTAGCGCACAAGTTGTTGAGACTGGAAGTATGAAGGATAACTGGTATATTTCTGGTAATGTTGGAACTACTATTTGGGATAACCATAGAAGTTGGGCAGAACCAAATGATGTACTAGTAAACATTGCTATTGGTAAGGAGGTTACTCCTATCTTTGGCTTGGAGTTAGACATGATGGCTGGAATGAACCAAGGAAATAAAACATTCTTTGATTCACATAATTTGACAGCTAACGTTACTACCAATCTTACTAACCTGATATGTGAATATAACGGAGATAGGCGTCTGTTTGAGCCTATACTAATCGTTGGTGCTGGTTGGTATCATACTTATGGAGATGTCTATAATAATGTATCCGCCCGTGGAGCCGTTAGATGTAACTTTAATATCTCTAATAGATGGGCATTAAATGTTACTCCTGAGTATATGTTACTTCCCAAGACTTCTCCTCTGAATCATGAGTTTAACGTCTATATTGGTGCTACCTATCGCTTTAAGTCTAGCAAGGGGGACTTTCCAATTATGAAGTTGTATAGTGATGCCGAGGTTGAAAGCCTAAACGCTTCTATTAATGAGTTGAGAGCCAAGAATGAGGAACTTATGGCTCGTAAACCAATAGAAATTGTTAAGACGGACACAATCGAAATTACTAAAGTAGAGCTTTTGACTCCAAAAATTCAATTCCTTCAAAATTCTTCAGAGATTTCTAAAACTTCCAATGTGGCTGTCTCAGAACTAGCTTCCTATATTTCTAATAGTGGAAAAACTTATGTGATTGAGGGATATGCTTCGGAAGAAGGTCCAGAAGAGTTTAATAATAACCTTGCTGTAGCTAGGGCAGAATCTATGAAGAAGGCTCTGATTAGCTATGGTGCTCCAGAGGATAAATTGGTTGTTAAGGGATGCGGAATTACCACTGAATTTGGAGATAATGAATTTAATCGTATCGTAATAATTTCCGAACAATGAAGTATAAGAAAAAAGTAGCTTGGTTAAAAGCAAAGCAAGCATGGTGGGATAAACAAGGAAAAGACTTTCAGGCTGCAACTACCAGACCTGGGTCTATTAAAACTCGATAAATCATGATTGCGTTTATAATTATGTGCATAATATTTGCCGCGTATATTTATTATGACCCGTATGTAGATATTACAGAGGATAATGTACTACTATGGTATAATAAAAGCGGCAATAGAGAATATATTATTCTATGGTCGAGAAAAACTTAATTAAGGCATTTGTTGCCGTTCTATTAATCGTTGTAATTTACAACGTCAGCTTATGGTTATTATCCGAATCATTGTATGCTGCAAATATCTTGGGGTTGTTACTATTACTAGTGGCAATCCCAAGTTTAGTTTATAGGATATTCAAATATATTAAGAAACATTATTTAAATAAGGAAAATGAAGACAATTATTAAGCTTTTGTGTGTATTAACTTTGGTGTTTGGCTTGTCTAGTTGTGGCTACGAGAGAATTGATGCTGGTTACGAAGGCATTAAGGTGAAGCTATACGGAGACGGTAAGGGAGTAGACGATGTGTCTCTTGTTACTGGCGCGGTGTGGTATAATCCTGTTACTACGGCTGTATATGAATATCCTACATTCGTACAGACTGTGGACTATCCTCCTTTCAGTATTAATGCTAAAGATGGATCATCATTTACTGTAGACCCTACAATTTCTTTGAAGATTGTTGACGGGAAATCACCAGAAGTATTTAAGAAGTATAGAAAGGAAGATATTGTAGAGGTAATTAACACTACTTTGTATAATTACGTAAAGAATGCTTTTCGCATTCAGCTGAATAACTATACTACTGATGAACTAGTAAGTAAACGTGAGGAGTTTGAGAAGTCTATAGAAGATAGACTGTCAAAGGAACTCTTGGCTGAGAATTTTCAGCTTGAACAAATGACTTCTGGTCTTCAATATCCACAGACGCTAGTCAATTCTATTGATGCTAAGAATGCTGCAATTCAACAGGCTTTGAAGGCAGAGAATGAAGTTAAGACTATTGAGGCAGAAGCTAAAAAGAAAGTAGCAGCTGCACAAGGAGAGGCAGAAGCTCTTAAGATTAAGGGTGATGCAGAAGCTGAATATAATAGAAAGATTTCAGCATCTTTATCAGTTCTCATAGTTCAGCAGGATATGATTAAGAAGTGGGATGGAAAACTTCCTACTTATGGTCAGGTTCCCACCTTATTTAAAGACGTAGCTAATAACAAATGATGTATCTAGTAATATGCACTGTGATGGTAATCATCACGGTGCTTATCTTGAAAGATACCCATGTAACCGTTTATTACAATGGGTATAGCAGAAGTGTGGCACTTATAGAAGAAGACTATGACCTTAAAGTTCCAGTGTGGCTAGTTTTAGTAATACTAATCCTAGGATTTATCCCAGTACTGAACATTATGCTATACACAGTAGGATATTTATTCTATATAGTTCATGCTGTGTGGAATCCAGACAAGTTGTCTGGATATACACATAAGTTCAATCTAAGAGGAAATAATTTTCTAACTAGAATAGTGAAGAAGATATGGAAATTCTTAAATGTATGTGTATAACACTGAGACATCTTAGGCGAATACTTAGACATAAGTTTTGGGTAGCTTATTACTGTTTTCAGTTAGGTTTATACAAACAGGGCATCTTGCACGACTTATCTAAATTCGGATGGTATGAGTTCTCTCGTTCTGTAAAATTTTACGATGATGACACATCTCCCTTAAACAAGGAAAAAGAAATTCTAGGATATTCTAGGTCTTATTTACATCACAGAGGAAGAAATCCACACCATTATGAATACTGGGTAACTAAGCTAGACATTGGCGGTGTTCCAGTGAAGATGCCTAAAGAGTATGCTCTAGAATTGGTATGCGATTATCTGGCTGCTGGTAAAGTATACAACGGTAATAGTTTTCAAGGAGAATATAACTGGTGGATTAAGTATATAAATTCTCCTAGGGCTATCCATCCAGAAACGAAGGAATTTATCACTCAGTGTTTTAAGAATTTAGCTAGTGGTAAAGGCATGAAAAGTTTATTAACAATTAGTTATTAAAATAATTTTTAGAATGGAAATAATTAATGCAACAGATGGCTATAAATTGGGCCACCATAGAATGTATCCAGAAGGTACTGAACAAGTTTACAGTAATTAGACTCCTAGAAGTAACAAATACTTTCCAGAAGCCACTGAAGGTTCTGTAGTATTCGGAATCCAATATTTAATTAAGAAGTATCTGATTGATGAATTTAATCAGAATTTCTTTGGATTGCCCAAAGAGAAAGCTGTAGAAATGTTTTATCGAAGAGTTCATAACTTCGTGGGAATTGAGTCCGTAGGATATAAACATATTGAAGCCTTGTATGATTTAGGTTATCTTCCCATTCGCATTAAAGCGTTGCCAGAAGGTTCTGTATGTCCTATCAGAGTTCCCATGATGACTATTACTAATACAAAGTCAGAGTTCTTCTGGTTAACTAATTATCTAGAGACTTTGATTAGTTGTACTCTGTGGATGCCTTGCACTTCTGCTACTAGAGCAAGACTCTATAAGAAGGAACTTAAAAGACACGCAGTACATACTGGATTTCCAGAAGATGTAAATCTGGATTTCTTGTGTCATGACTTCTCTATGAGAGGAATGGCTGGTTTAGAGGCTGCTATCATTTCTGGTATGGCACATATGACTTCGTTTGTTGGAAGTGAGACCATTCCAGCTATTGCTGCTCTAGAAGAATATTATGGTGCAAATTCTGACAATGAATTAATTGCTGCTACTGTTCCAGCTACAGAACATTCTGTAATGTGTGCTGGTGGAGAAGAGGATGAACTTCAAACCTTTAAGCGATTAATTAACGAATTGTATCCATCTGGGTTCGTTTCTATAGTTTCTGATACTTGGGACTTCTGGAATGTTATTGAAAACTTCCTTCCCAAATTAAAGAAGGATATTATGGCTCGTGATGGACGTGTAGTTATTCGTCCAGATAGCGGAGACCCCGTTGATATTATTTGTGGACTGAGAACTAATCCTCACTTCCATACTAGGATGAAAGAGGGTAAGTATTATTGTTGCTATGCTCCATTTAACGATGATGCTGAGTATGTAGAAGTGTCAGAGGGTCAATATTACGGAGCATATTATATGCTTGGTAAGATATTCGGCTGGAATATTACTTCTAATACTTTATCTGCTCCAAACATTAGTAGTTCTATATTCTCTAAATCTAAGAAACCTTATTACAATATCCTCCTAGATGATAGGGCAGGTCTAGAAGAAAGTTATGAAATCTTAAAATATGTAGTAGATGAAATTAAACTTAATCAACAAGGAAATCAGTGAAATTAAGTACGATGTTACTAGATTTCCTGATGGAGAGCCTCAGTTTTTCCTTACTGAGGAATTAAACAGAAAGGAATCTATTGATGTCATTTGTAGAATATCTAATACTGAGGATTTATTCCTCTTAATGCAAGTAGGAGATATTTTAGATAGACAAGAAGTAGAATGGGATTACTTATTTAATGTCTATGCGTATGGATAGAGTAATGAGTTTTAATCGTCCATTCTCCTTGAAAGTAGTATGTAATATGTTAAATAGCTTAGGCTATAGAAACATATATGTTCTTGAGGCACATTCTAGTAGAACTTTTCATCTTCTTGGTGACAGATGTTTACCTTGGGAATTTGGACACTACTCTTGGATTCCAGCCCAAAGTAATATCGTGTTCCCAGACCATGGGGCGAAGGACAGATATGGAAGTAACTATTCTCACTATGGTTATTTAGTCTTCAAAAAGGAAAGAAATCTAGAGACTGGAAGAATTGAGTCCTTTGAAATAGAGGAGTCTAAGAATTGCTACTATTCTACATTTGTGTTCATTGATGACTTGTGTGATGCTGGAGGAACTTTCCTAGGAGAGCTTAAGGTTCTCAAAGAGAGATATCCAAATAGCAAGTTTATCATAATCGTATGTCATGTAGTTAATGATAAAGGCCTGGTTAATATGTGTAATAATTTTGACCAGGTTATTGTATCTAATTCTCATAGGGATATTAATTATCGTCCCAGCAACGAGAACTTAACTGTAATAGACGTTTGTAAATAACAAAATAAAATGGTAATTGAAGGTCCTTTTTACAGACTTACTCCCATTAGTGAATCTTCTCCGAGGTTTGACTTGGAATTGTTGTATGATATTGGTGGGAAAAATCCGAGAAAAGAATTTAAAGTGGAGGGCTACGGCTATCCCCTAGAAGCTGCTATAGAGCGATGTCGCCATTATGCAGTAAGAAAAAAGTTCGGAAAAGATGAAGTTATAACTTTAGGTAGGTACTTAGATGAGTTTAAAAAGGCAAAGGAGGAAATTAAACTCGAAGTCTCAGGAGATTCAGGAGATTCTAGCGGAGAGGCTGAATAAGCTTTGTAGATTCTTAGATGAGGAATATGACGTTAATTGTGGAGGGTGTTGCTATATAGCATACTGTCTAGCCAGGCTACTAAGTAGAGATAAATTCAAGTTCAAAGTCATTATTTACGAGGATTATGAACTAGAAGAAAAGTTTAGCGAAGTAGAGAGAAGTCATTATCATTATGCGATTTCTATTGGAAAGTACACCATAAACGCAGCAGATTGTGATGATGACGATAGCTTTTGCAGAAATGTGTATACTGGTGTAAAAGCTTCCGAACTACTATCTCACTATCAGAAATGTAGCTGGAATGACTGTTATAATACTCAAAAGAATCAATTCATTTTTAAGACTATAAAGGTATTTTATGACGACCTCACGGAGGACTTACGAGAAGGATAAACAGATTGTGCATACGCATGATAAGTTTATCTACTGTAGTTCAGTATATCAAATATGGAGCTGGGGAGCTGCTCTAATGGAAGAAAAATACTACTCTTCTAATAAACCCATTGTATTGAAAAAGAATCAACTATGCTGTAAGAGGAAGAAATACTCTCTGCATAGGTTCTTTGAATTACAATTTGCTCCCGAAGAATATTTAATTAATAACGGTTTTAAAATTGTAGAAAATGAAACAGGATGTGATTGAGTACATGGTAGACTCATTTGTAGACTTTAAGGGTGAAGAACGTAAAATTGTAGCTTGTGCTTTAAGTCAGGCTGCTGAAGTAAGTGAGGATGATTGTGTCTTAGCAGTAGGTTGGGTGGCTCCCGATGAATATATATGCACAAATGATCCGGACTATGCTAGAATCTGTAGAGTAGTAACCGTTGGTATTGCAGTATGTAATCCTAGTGATACCTTCGATTTGGCTAAGGGACAGAAGAAGGCTTACGATAAGGCTCTTCATGATCCAAAGTGTCCAGCTATTTATACTACATCTAGAGGTGTAGCAGGTAAAGTGCTGGTAAAAGCATTCTTGGAACAGGAGCTTACTTTCTTGAAAGAAAATCCAGAGCGTATCATTAAGGGATATAACCAAATGAAAGCTCGGTTTGAAAGAAAAGAAGCCCTCAAAAATGAAATCAAAAATCTCTCTGATAAAGAGAAGCAAGCTTTGAATCTAGCTAAAGAAGGTATAGATGTAGTTAAATGCGCTGAACTGGTAACTAAAGCCAAGGCAATAGGCGTTGATCTGAATGAACAGGACTAAGTTTTGCTATATCTTAATAGCCTTGATGGGATTGTTAATTATTTATTTGCTAATACCTAAGAAGGAAACCACAGTTTCTCCACCTAATGTGCAGGAAATAGTAAGGATTTCTATAATTAGAGATAGCATCTATATAGTTAACGATTCCATCGTGGAGAAAATTAAGTATATAGACAAAGAGTATGATGAGAAAGTATCTACTATTATGTCTAGTTCTGATAGCATCAATTTGTGCTTTTTCTCAGAATACATCGACCGTTACAATAACCAGCGAGCAACTAAAAACAACTAATCTGATATTTGCTGAGCATCAGAAGTTGTCTGAAACTGTTCCGTTATTGAATAAGCGAATAACTAATCTAGAACTAATAAATAAGAGTTGGGAAAAAACGGATTCTCTTCGTAGAGTTCAGTTACTGTATTATGGAAACATAATTGAAGATAAAAATAGATCTATTGAAGGTCTTAATAAGTCTTTAAAAAAGAAGCAGAATGTCATTAAATATGGCACTGCTGGTTCATGTGTATTAATATTATTATGCCTATTACTGAAGTAATGTTTAAGGACAAAGATGGTTTTCACTACAAACATCCTGAACGTAGCTGCACTAGGTGTAAGAATTACCCTTGCTTGCCTAACATGGATGAGCTGCAAGGAGACTTCGCTTCTTATGGTTGTAGGAAGTTCGAGGATATTAATACATTTGAAGTGTGGAAACCAAAGAAGTAACTTACCATGTCAAATTTGTTGCTGAATGTGAGGACGGGATGGGATACGCTAATTATGTCTTTGAAAGGCTAGAATATGATAATCTAGATTACAAGGATATAATGTGTGTTCGATTCCCGAATTGGAACCAGTGTTCTATGAAATTAGGAGATGTCGGCTATGTTTCACTAAGATACGTAGAAGAAGGCATCGATAAATGGTACGATGGTAAAGATTTTGTTCCATACAAGGATAGTAATATAATTTTCTTGAAATTTATTCATGAAAAGCCTATCATTGAAGATGGACAAATATTATTAGATTAACATTAAAAAGGAGATAAACTATGAAGTATTTTTAAAGAATAATTTATGACTGTATTAGGAGATAAGCTGAGAGAGGCTTTGAGCGATAAAGCAAACGACGTTAATAGCTATGTATGGAAAGGACCTAAGGTAAATGGGGTCCAGGAGGAAATTAAATTGGTAGACGCAGGTTATGACCAGCTAAGACGATTCTACAATCATTGTGAACAAATGTTGTACAACTCTGATACCAAGAATCCGGGTCGTGTAACATTACTCGGAATTGTGTCCGACCAAATACAAAGATGTCGTGCAGAGCTTCTTATTAGATGGCTTAGAGCTGAAAAGCAATACACAAACACACGTTGTTTGGAAGACTTGAAAGCTGTTATCAAAAACAATAAGGAAGTGTTAACTAATGAGGCTATTAAGGTCTATCCAATTGGAGAGATTCTTAATGGAATCCCTGTAGAGTTTAGAGAAGTACCAGTAAGTTTAGTTATGGATGCTTGTTTAGATTCCTTGGGATTGTTTGACAACTCTCATTTGACGCTTAACTTCATTGTAAAAATGGGACTGTGGTTTACACAGCAAGAAATGCAGAAAGACTTGTATCGTAAAGACCCAGTGACAGGTAAAGCTGTTAACAGACTGTTAGTAGTAAGTAAGGAACTTCGTTTGAATCCTTCTATAGCTCTGAAAATCTGTGATACTGGATTAAGTTATGCTGAGTTTAGATCTATGTGTAGATTGAAACGAGATAAATATGCTAACTTAACTAGTGATCAGCTCAGACTGCTATCAAACAAAGTTCTTTATCGCTTCCAAAATCAATGCGAGAACCAGGCTAAACAATGGAAGATTAAGATGGAAGAAATCAAGAAAGTTGCAGAACTTAAAGGATGGGACATCACTAGGAATATAGATTGATGAAAGACCTCTTTACTCCTGTTACTCGTGACGAGCGGCAGGAGCAATGTAAGAGAGCCTGGTTATTACATAAAGGAAGAGGCACCATAGAAGCCTGTACAGGCTTTGGTAAAACACGATGTGCTATTAATTGTTTAAAGGCTGTTCTATCTAAATATCCTACTATTAGAGCATTGGTAGTAGTCCCCACGGAACTTTTAAAGAATCAGTGGGTAGATATATTAGATAAGGAAGGTCTAGGGTTAAATACAGAGGTGCAAGTTGTAAATACTACAGCAAAGAATGGATACGAATGTGACTTTTTAATCATTGATGAAATCCATAGAACTGCTGCTGAGACTTTACAATTTGTATTTAGTAAGGTTAAATACAAGTTAATTCTTGGACTAACTGCTACTCTGGAAAGACTTGACGGTAGACATACTATAGTCGAGAAATATTGCCCTGTAGTTGATAGTGTAACTATTGAAGTAGCCAAAGCCAATGGTTGGGTATCTGATTTTACTGAATATCAAGTAATTATCACAGCAGAAGACATCGAAAGCTATCGAGAGCAAAATAGGGAATTTATAAGACATTTTGAATTCTTTAACTTTGATTTTGGACTCGCAATGAGTATGGTTGGTAAAGACGGCCTCAGAAATAGGCTTAATTACAGAAATCAGATTTGTAGTTCGGATAAAGCTGAGCTGTCTAATGCTTTGAAGCAGATTACCTTTCATTCTACGGCTTTTATGAGAGCTTTACAAGCTAGAAAAAAGTTTATCCATAATCATCCGGCTAAATTAGAAGTGGCTAGGGAGATTATTGCTCACAGAGCAGACAAGAAAATTATTACATTCTCTGCCAACACTGCAATGGCAGAGAAGATAGGAGTAGGATATGTTTACACTGGCAAAGAAAGTAAAAAACAAAACAGAATTACACTTGAGGAGTTCGCCCTACTAGACAAGGGCGTAATTAATAGCTGTAAATTGGCTATTGAAGGTTTTGATTGTCCCGGTCTATCGGTCGGGATAATGCTTGGAGTTGACTCTAGTAGCACAAAAAGCACTCAAGCCGCTGGTAGGGTCATTAGAAAAGAAGGTTCTAAATACTCTGAAATATTCACATTAGTGCTAGAAGATACCGTTGAACAAGAATGGTTTAAGAAGTCTCATCAAAAGAGCGAGTATGTTACTATTGATGTAGATAACTTACGAAAGTTACTTAATGGAGAGCCTTGGGAACCTTACAAGAAAAAATTGCAGAATTTTACCTATCGTTTTTAATTATGGAAACTTATTACACTAAAAAAGAGTTTAATGAGATGAAGTCTGCTTTGACTAAGAAGTGCAAAGCATTGGAAACTAAAGTTAGTAAGCTTACTGCTGAATTGAAGGAATTAAAGAAGGACTATGCAGTACTTCTTGAAACTGCCAGCGAAAAAGTTGAGGACTAAAGTTTATCACGTAACCAAGTTTTAACGCTTTAACAAGTAAACTAGACTTGGTGTATAGATTAGTAGAAAATCTATTAATTTGTACACGTGAAAAATCTTGAACTGAAACAGCAACTTTTGTTTTGTGAAAAATATAGCATAAACCCAAGTGAGCTGTTGTTGTTAGAAATTCTTCTTATCGCCCAAGAGGGTGATGAACCCGAAATTGTCCACGAGTATTTCTCTTCTAGAGTATGCGCTCGTGGTTTTACAATAGAACTATTAACTGGACTTCGCGATGCTGGAGTTATTCATAAATCCTATAAGATTCCTGAGAAAGGGTCTGTATTTAACCCACTAGATGTTCCTCTAAATAAGTTAGTTGTGAAAGACTTTTATAAGTGTTCATTCGACTTAGGTAAGGAATTGTGGGATACTTATCCATTATTTGGAATAGTTAATAATACACAAGTGGGTCTGAAAAGCGTATCTAAGAAATTTGATACAATTGAAGACTTCTATAGGTTTTATGGTAAAACTATCAGATGGAAGCCAGAAACTCATAACCATATTATAGAGTTAGTTAAGTGGGCTAATGAACACAATATATTGTGTACCACAATAGCTAATTTTGTAATAGACCATAAGTGGGAAGAACTAGAGGCATTAAAGAATGAAGGCGGAGTTAATTATGATTCTATGAGATTACTATGATTTCTGATAAACTTCTCAATGAAATTGATAGAGGTAGACAGGGACTAAATCATGGTATTTCTATGAAACTTCCTAAGCTAGAGAGTATTATTGATGGAGTTACTAGGGAAACCTATACTTTAATTCTATCAAACTCTGGTGCAGGTAAGACTTCGTTTGCCTTATATGCTTATGTATATCGACCACTAATGGAACATCTTGATGATGATGATTTTAAGGTATTGTATTTCAGTCTTGAAATGGGAGAAGTAGCTTTGTATATTAAGCTGTTATCCATATATATATTTGAGACCTATGGAATCCAACTATCTTTTAAGAAGATATTGTCAAGAGAAAAAGAATATATTTTATCTGATGAGCATTATGACTTAGTTAAGCAATGTATGCCTTGGATAGATAAGATTAGTAAGAAGTTAGAAATCTATGACAAGAAGGTAACTCCGAAGAAGGTATATGCCATCTTGAAAACTAGGTTGGAGGAAATGGGAACCTTTTCTGAAAGTGAAACCCGCCTCGTCTATACTCCAAATAATCCTAATCTTATTTATAATGTAGTTGTAGACCATATTGGTCTTGTTGGTACAAAGCCTGATATTGATTTGTTGTCTAGCTATCTTCTTTTTCTTAGAGATAAGTGTTTTATTAGTCCTGTAGTAATACAGCAAGCTAATAGGGAGCAAGGAAATATTGAGAGGTTTAAACAAGGCAAAAGTGCGTTTACTATTCACGATGCTAAGGATTCAGGTAATACTGTGCAAGATTGTAATATCATGATTGCATTGTATAATCCTCACAGAGATGGATTGAAGACTTATAAACATTACAATATTGAGTATCTAGGCTCTTATTATAGGAGTATTATGGTACTTAAGAACCGATATGGGGATTGCGATGTTGAGGTTGGAGTAAACTTCTTTGGATGGATTAATATGTTCTACGAGCTGCCGAAGCCCGATGAAATTTATGATTATGAGAGATATACAAGTCCAAACTATATATTAGAAGATAATAGTTCTATTGTAGAACAGGAGCTAGATGATATTACAGAATTAGATAATTCAAATTCGAATTTTAATTTTGCATTAGAATAATGGCTGCTGAAACAATTGCTATCGTAGGTGAATCAGGGACTGGGAAAAGGACAAGTTTAAGAAATCTTAATCCCGAAACTACTTTTATTATAAGTACTACGGGTAAACCCCTTCCCTTCCGTGCATGGAAGAAGAAGTATATTCCCATCAAAATCGAAGGAAAGAACGTGAGTGGTAACTACTATGTAAGTTCAAAGTGGGACCAAATACTGAAAATTCTTCAAATTATTGATAAGATGATGCCACACATCAAGCAGGTAATCATTGATGACTTCCAATATGTTCTCTCTTATGAGTTCGTTGATAGAGCAACTGAAGTTGGTTATACTAAGTTTAGTGAATTAGCTCAACACGCTATGGAAATTCTGAGATATTCAGAAAAGATGAGAGAGGATTGCAAAATGATCTTCTTGACTCACTCAGAAAATGTTGGAGACAACGTTAATCCTAAGTATGTTATCAAGACTGTTGGTAAGTTGCTGTCTGAAAAAGTAACCTTGGAAGGTTTGTTTACATATATCTTCTTTACTAAAGTAAACGAAGGAGACTCCGGTAGAATGGAGTATAAGCTTATCACTAACAATGATGGTAGCTGTGTAGCAAAGACTTCTTTGGGAATGTTTGAAGACTTAGAAATTGATAATGATTTGGATGAGATTATTAAAGTTATTGACGCTTATAACGAAGGGGAATAATGAAATTAGACATACTGTTTCACTATGATGTGAATGAGCAAACGGGTGAAATCACCTATATTGGTAAAGAAGAAATCCATGTTGACACCGTAGCTACTAAGAAAGCTGCAAGTAGTAAATCTTCATCTGCTAAGGTAGATGAAAATCCTGAACCTATTATTACGCTTGATTCTAACAAGTTGATTTTGACCCAAGGGGCAGTAGACTTGTTACAAGTCTGTGCAGATTGTCGTGTAGACATCAAGTATAAGAAAAAGGATAAGAAGGCAGTTCCTATTATTGGAACCGATGCCGCTTTCGGAACTAAAAGTGGAAACAAGTTAACGAAGAGTAATACTGTAAGTTATAGAGGTGCAGCTAATGAAAAGCTCTCAGCTTATGGTACTACCTTTAAACTAGAGCCTACAGAGGATAAAGGAATTTATTATCTAGTAGGAGATAAGATACAGGAAGAAAACTCTGTACCTGATGAGATAATTGATATTGAGAATGAACTCGATATAGAATCATTAGATAATATAAACATAGACGAAGATGACAAAGACTTAGAAAAATTTGATTTTAATTTGAATTAATTATGGCATTTAATTTTGGTATATCAGCAGACTCAGCAGTAAGAAACACACGTCGTCCTTTAACTCCTTGGAACATCCATGATGTAAAATTCATGGGATGTGAAATCAAAGAATTTGATGGTAAAAAGGATCCAACGGCTCATTATAAAGTTCTAGCAATCAACTTTGAGAACGAAGAGGGTTACTTCTCTGTAACCCAATTCTTCCCTAAAGCTGGCGATGATGAGAGACGTGAGTTTGATAGTAAGAATGGTGGAAAGGTTATCATGCCTTCCAACTTCGAGACTTTGATGGCTGTAGTTAAGCAGACTGCACAGGTTCTCAATCCTGCAGGATTTGAAAAGATGCAAGCAGCTAGCTCTAAATTTAAGAGCTTCGATGATGTAGCTAAGGCTCTGATTACTATAACTGAAAAAGTTAAAGGTACAGAGACTAAGTTGAAGTTGATTGGTAGAAACCGTGATGGTAAAGTAGTTGCTGATATACCTCGTATCGTAGGTATTAACAAACAAGGTGAGTCGTTCATCTCTGATAACTATATTGGTGACAAGCTGTTCTTCTCTGACTATGAGGAA